GAGGCAGACCATCCAGATAACTTAACAGTTAATCTTGATCGTGTATCACACATGATTGAAAATATGTGGATGGATGGGCCTGACGGTTTCGGCAGTCTTAAGATTATGCCAACACCAATGGGAAAAATTGTTACCACTTTGTTAGAAAGTGGTGCCAAACTAGGAGTAAGTTCAAGAGGCTCTGGAAATGTAAACGAGAGCGGCGAAGTAAATGGTTTTGAAATACAAACTGTGGACATTGTTGCACAACCTTCGGCACCGGATGCATATCCAAAAGCAATATACGAGAACTTACTTAATATGCGAGGCGGAATGAACCTTTTTGGTTTAAGCCAAGCCGCATTGTACGATCGTGGAGCTGAAAAGTTTTTAGCTACCGAAATTACAAAACTAATAAGTGAGCTGAAGAAATAGGAGATTCAGATGGCAAGTAATATAACAGAAATTTTTGGTACATCCGATGCACTTTCTGAAGAAGTGAAAGTTTCACTTCAAGAAGCATGGGAGAAGAAGCTGTCTGAGGCTCGTGAGGAAATCTCTGCGGAACTAAGAGAAGAGTTCGCACAACGTTACGAAAACGATAAATCTCATATTGTTGAAGCAATGGATACTATGATGGGTGAGCAACTGAAGAAAGAAATTTCAGAATTTGCTGAAGACAAAAAATCATTAGTAGCTGAAAGAGTTGCTTACAAAAACAAAATGAGAGAACACGCAGGCACGTTGACAAAGTTCATCAATGAAATTCTTGTTAAAGAAGTTAAAGAATTACATGGTGACAGAGATTCACTCAAAGGTCAATTTACAAACTTAGAAGAGTTTGTAGTCAGACAACTCTCCAAAGAGTTAGGTGAATTTAACGAAGACAAAAAAGGCGTTGTTGAAACAAAAGTTAAATTAGTATCAGAAGGTAAGAAAATTATTGAAGATACTAAAGCGGCATTTGTTAAGAGAGCGGCTGGTCTAGTTGAAAACACAATTAGCTCGACACTTAAAAATGAAATGAAAACACTTAAAGATGATATTAAAGTTGCTAAAGAAAACAACTTTGGTAGAAAAGTGTTTGAAGCATTTGCAGGTGAATACATGAGTTCTTACCTTTCAGAAGGTGGAGAAATTCGTAAGTTACAAACACAACTTACTGATCAGCAAGGTTCTAACGAGAAATTGGAAGGAAAATTAGCTGAAAAAGACGCTGAAATCGAAACAATGGAGACTAAGGTTAAAATAGCCGAAGATAAGATCAATAGAGAAAGAACTCTAAACGAACTTATCTCACCATTATCAAAATCTAAGCGTGAAGTAATGACAGAATTGCTAGAATCAGTTCAAACAGCAAATTTAAAAAAGCAGTTTGACAAGTATCTACCAGCTGTATTAAATGAATCAACGGAGTCTGCTAATGATACAGACAAAGTTATCATTACAGAACATACAGGTGACAGAGAAACAACTGAAACGATCAAATCTGAAAACGAAGATATCATTAATATAAAAAGACTAGCAGGTCTAAGGAGTTAAACATGACAGACAAAGTAATTACAGAAGCATGGAATGACACAAAATCTGCGTTACTAGAAGGTCTTGAAGGCCAAAAAAGACAAACTATGGATGCTGTATTAGAAAATACACAATCATATTTGGCTGAAGCGGCTACAGCCGGCGCCACAGGTGCTGGTAATGTTGCGGCATTAAACAAAGTTATCCTTCCAGTAATCAGACGTGTTATGCCTACAGTTATCGCTAACGAAATCGTTGGTGTACAACCTATGACGGGTCCTGTAGGACAGATCCACACATTAAGAGTAAGATATGCAGATTCATCAGCAGGTGTAACTGCAGGTTCAGAAGCACTATCACCATTTGCAATTTCAAGAGGTTACGCAGGTAACACATCTGGTGACAATGCGGCAGGAACAAGTACATTAGAAGGTCAAGCAGGTAACAGATTATCAATCCAAGTATTGAAACAAACTGTTGAAGCTAAGACAAGAAAACTATCAGCGAGATGGACTTTTGAGTCAGCTCAAGATGCCAATGCTATGCACGGTTTAGATGTAGAAGCAGAAATTATGGCCGCTTTAGCACAAGAGATCACAGCTGAGATCGATCAAGAAGTTATCAATTCATTAGATACATTAGCAGGTACAGCCGCGTCAACTTATGACATGAACGGTACGTTCACTGGTACTCCAACTTTCGTTGGTGACAGACACGCAGTATTGGCTATCATGATCAATGAACAAGCTAACTTAATCGCACAAAGAACTAGAAGAGGTGCAGGTAACTGGGCAGTAATGTCACCAGCGGCTTTAACAGTTCTTCAATCAGCGACAACTTCAGCGTTCGCAAGAACAACTGAAGGTACTTTTGAAGCGCCAACAAATACTAAATTTGTAGGTACTTTAAATGGTGCTATGAGAGTATATGTTAACTCATATGCAAACTCAACAGCTAACGTGCTTGTTGGTTACAAAGGTCCAGGTGAAGTGGATGCGGCGGCGTTTTATTGCCCATACATCCCATTAATGTCATCAGGCGTTGTAATTGATCCAGCAACTTTTGAGCCAGTAGTTTCTTTCATGACTAGATACGGTTATGTAGAGTTAAACAATACTGCTTCATCACTTGGTAATGCAGGCGACTACGTTTCTAAAATCGCAGTAGCTAACTTATCATTTGCGTAATCCTAGATTACAAAAGTTGTAAGATATAATATTTTAAGCCCTCTACTAGAAATAGTAGGGGGCTTTTTCTATAGTAATCTATAAAGATAAATAATATTATAGGAGCAGAAATTCAATATGGCGGCAAAAACTCGTAGATTATCATCAGGAACTATTTCGTTTGATACGAATGTAAGTTTCGTGGATGACGTTGTAAAAGTAACTACTACTGATTTAACTACCAAAGATCGTTTAATCACATTAAACAAAGGCGGTAGTTTAGGTAGCAATACATCAGGTATAGAAATAGAATCTGGTGGTTCAATAGTAGCTACAATAGGATATACTGATAGTGGCGGTTGGAATTTTGGTAATAGAAATATTACTACAACAGGAACAGTCACAGGTTCATTGAGTTTAACAGCCAATTCTGTTAATGACACACACATTGATTTTGGTACAAGTGCTAATCAAGTTAGTACAGCAGATATACCAGAACAGACAAATTTATATTACACATCAGCAAGAGCCAATGCAGACTTTGATACAAGATTAGCAACCAAGTCAACTACAAATTTATCAGAAGGCACAAATTTATATTTCACCAATGCCAGAGCAGATGCACGTATTACAAATGCATTGATAGATGAAGACAACATGGCATCCAATAGTGCAACCAAATTGCCATCACAGCAATCGGTCAAGGCTTATGTTGACGCACAAATTTTAACAAAAGACAACACAGATGAAATTGCAGAAGGTTCGAGTAATCTTTACTTTACAAACACAAGGGTTGAAAGTTATTTAGGTACAGTATCATTTGACAAACACCAAGATGTTAATTTTACATCATTGGCTAATGATGATATACTACAATACAACACAGGTTCATCTAAATGGGAAAACAAAAAACTTGGATATACAGTTGCTAATTGGATAGTTGACAATGACACAGCAACATCATCAGTTTCAGGTGCCACATTAGGCAGTGAAGCGGCTAGTGGATTAAGTTCAGCAATATCTGTACAAGATGCTTCAACAAAAATACGTGTGACAGCACAGGTAAGATTTACAGGTTCATCAACAGGTTCATCAGATATCAATATTAGATTATATAGAAACAAAGGTGGTTCGCCTGAAGCACTACTTTCAGAATGGACAGCAGAAGATTGCAATTCAACTGCAAAAAAATTTACAGCATCATTTGATTTTTATGACACACCAGGCACAGTAGCGGCACACACTTATTCAGTATACTATCATGCAAGTGATAACAATGCTACATTGACACCAAACCCAGCATTTAGTACAGGGTCCGGTACGCCAGCAAACTACATTCAAGCTATTGAAGTTTTAGTTAACTCATCAATTCTAGCAAACATAGTTGAAGATACAACGCCACAACTTGGTGGAGTATTAGATGCACAAACTAACAAGATACAAAATTTAGGAACACCAACAGCAGGCACAGACGCCGCAACTAAAACTTATGTTGATACTCAAGTCGCATCAGAGAACACTATTGCTGAAATGAATGATGTTGATACAACAGGTATTGCTAATAACAAAATTTTAAAATACAACAGTACATCAAGCAAATGGGAAATATCAGACGACAACTATGATGATGGTCTTAATAATGTTAATGAAGATACATCACCAGAATTAGGTGGTCATTTAAATGCAAGTAATTTTGATATTGTTAATGCTAGAGATGGTGATTTTGGCGGTAACGTAATTATAAATGGAAATTTAACAGTTTCAGGAGACACGACAACAGTTGATGTAACTCAATTAGAAGTTGAAGATCCAATGATTTATCTAAATAGATCAGGACAAGAAAATAGTGCAACATATGATTCAGGTATACTAATTGAAAGATATGATGGTGGTAATCAAAACCACGCAGGTATGATTTGGGATGAATCTGCAGATGAATTTGCTTTTTTCACATCACCAAATATCACAGCATCAACAACAACTGTAACTGGAATGGTTTATTCCAATGTTAGAGCTGGAGACGTAAAAACTAAAAATATTTTGCCAGACGCAAACACAACATACGATATTGGTTCAAGTTCAGCAAAATATAACACAGTTTACGCCAAAGCAACTTCGGCTCAATATGCTGACTTGGCTGAGCTTTACAGAACTGACAAAGAGTATGAACCAGGCACAGTTTTAATATTTGGCGGAGAAGCAGAAGTCACAGAGTCAACAGAAAAAATGGATCACAGAGTAGCAGGGGTTGTATCTTTATCACCAGCTTACTTAATGAACAGCACAGAACAAGGACTAACATCTCCAGTAGCTTTACGTGGTAAAGTACAAGTTAATGTAATTGGTCCAGTTAAAAAAGGTGACTTAATTGTAACTAGTGATACACCAGGAGTAGGACAAGCTCACCCAAGTGCTTGTAGTTCCGTTTATGTAATTGGTAAATGTATTGAAGATGATGATACAGAAAATTTAGTAAGACTAATTACTTGCGTGATTTAATAATTTTATTATAATATATAGCTTCATCAATTATTGTTAATTCTGAACCATAAAGTTTAGCTGTTTCACTTATAGCATTAGTATCTTTAGGAAAACAATGTCCACCAAAGCCACGCTCATCTGTGATCAATGAATGTCCTCCGCCAATTCTTTTATCATCAGTTATTACTTGTCTAACAGGTTCATAATCAATATTCATTTTTTTGCATAAGTCAAATATTTGATTGAAAAAACTAACTTTAGTTGCTAAAAAACTATTTCTAAAATACTTTGCTAGTATTAATTCTTTAACATCATATGTTTTAATTTCCAAATTTGGCTTTGCTTTTAAAAATATATCAGACCAGTATGCAGTTCCACCGTGTCCTATATACATAGTAGTACTGTTCAAACAATCTTCTATTGCTGTTTTGGCTCTTAGAAATTCTGGAGAAAAACTAACACGCAAAGGTGCTGGACATTTTATAATTTCTTGCCAACCTTCTAAACTTATTGTACTTTTAATTAAAATTGGCACATTGGTTGGTGTATCATCGATAACTTGAATAACGTTACTTACATCACATTCGCCATGTAAACCTTGTGGAGTTGATACACATATTATTACTGCTTCTGGATTGGTTTCTGCTATAGTGGTGTTATTAATAATTGGATCAACTATACTAATATCGTAGTTTGATTTTAAAAGCTCATGCATGGCTTTTCCAACATATCCATAACCTGCTATTGTTATTTTCACTATGCGTACTCCACTAGTGAATGTATTGGTATTCCTAAAGTTTGTAGATCAGTCAATCCATCTAGATAATCAAGTGCTACAATAAAACTAAATCCCACAATATTTGCATTAGGAAAATGTTTTGTAATTAAATTATAAGCCGCAATTGCCGTACCACCTGTTGCTAATAGATCATCAGCAATTAGTATATTTTGATTACTAATAGCATCTTCATGAATATGTATTTCTGATGATCCATACTCTAATTCAAACGATTCTTTAAATGTATCTCTTGGTAATTTGCCAGGTTTTCTTAATGGCACAAAACCTGCGTTCATATGTACTGCCATGGGAGCTCCGGTAACAAAACCACGAGATTCAACAGATGCAATAATATCAACTTTTGATGTTTCAAAAGGTTTGCATAAATCTGATATCATTGATTTAAAAACTTTTTTGTCTTGCCATAATGGTGTAAGATCTTTAAAACTAATACCTTCTTTTGGATAATCTTTTACTTCAATTATATGTTCTTTATAGTTCATTATTTTTTCCTATTCATACTTATGTGTGTGCGAAGTCAATTTATTATGATAAATTGTAAACACTGAAAACCATTTTCTAATATCTTTTACCATTTCTTGTGTATGAACAAATGTAATTGGCATTGTAAAAAATGGATAAGCTATCTTACTTTGTCTGTATCTAGTTTCTAAGTTTGATAAACTATCTAAATCAGTTTCAATATCATACATCAATTCTTTAAAAAAATCTTCATCTTTTAGTTTGTCTCTAATAAAAGTATGTTCTTGATTTTCTTCGTCAAACTCACCTGCCTGCATTTCTTGTAATAAAAAATAAAATGCCCTAATTGGATTTATGTTTTTTCTATAATTTACAAGTATATTTTTAAACTTATACTTAGGTTGATTTGTTTTTAAATTACTAATAATGGTAAAATATACATCTTCTAAATCATAACGTAATTGTAAATCAATTTCTTTTGAGTTTTTAGTGTAGTCATGATAAGCATTTACAAGAGTTTTGTACAATGCTCTAGATTCAATTTTAGTCATTCCATTACAAAAATTGTAATAGTTTTTTTTGTTTATTCCGTTAGTATCAAAATATTGAATAAGACTTTTTTCTGTTCTACCTTCTTCTTTCCAAGTTTGTAGATCTTTCATTAATCTTAATTGCTCAATTTTGTAGATTTTTCCCATAATCGTATTTACTTTTAATCATCAGCAGGTGTAAGAATTTTTTTTAATTTTTGAATATTCTTTTTATTGCTTAATGTTATTTTTGCTCCATTGTGTAAAGGCTTGGGATATCTGCCAATATCAACCCAAGCATAGCCACTACTTTCACGATTAAGATTTGGTTTAAATTCTATTGGAGTAACAATGACATAGGTGTAATATATAAATCCTTTGTCTTTTGATTTAAATGTATCAAGTGGATTTAATTTTTCCATAGGAGGAACAAAACCCATTTCTTCTTTTAATTCTCTACGTAAAGCATCTAAAGGTTGTTCACCCTTTTCAATCTTGCCACCCCAGAAACTCCATGTGTAGGGATACGAAACATCTTTACTTCTTAAATTAAGAAGCATTCTGCCTGTGTCTTGTGCGACAAAAGTTGTACCTACTGCGGTATACATTTTTAATTCACCTTGTTTTTATTCTTTATTTTACTTTATTATTGTCTAAGGTGCAAGATCTAATTTCCAAAAACCATTTTTATATTGTCCTTGGTAACTGTCAATCCACTGTGTTCCTGTCCATTTGTACTGTACACCAGTGTTGGTATTAGTAACATATTGTACAGTAGAACCATTTGCACTAGCATCAAAATCAACAGACCAATTAGTACCGTCATATTTAATTACATCGTTTGCAGAAGCTTCAAATCCATTTCCCCAAGCACTTGTATTTTTTGCAATATCATTAACTAACAAATATCTTTGTCCAGTTGCCGCGGCTGACAGCCCTGTTCCGGGAAAAGTGGTTTCAGGATCTATAATTTTATCAACTGCGGATAAAGTATTTGATGGTAATGTTGCTGTATCAATAGTGAATATTAATTTATTTTCATCTGATGGATCAAAAGCCAATGTTCCAAACACATCTCCTGTGCTTGATTCAATGTCACTTGATTGTCTTAAAATTAATTTAGATATTCCATCTTGCAATTTACCATATGTTTCTAAAAACTCTTTCCATTTTTCATTATCATTAACACCGTAAGCACCAAGCAACGCAACTTTATTTCCTGCTACAGAAATTTGAGCATTCTCAGGCGTAACTATAACGTTACCAATTTGTCCACCAAAACTTTCAAAGAAATCTATAAATCTAGGATCATAATCTAAGTCGTCAATTGAATCTGTTTGATTTACTCTAGCTACAATCTGTCTAATGATAGATTGTTTTTTAACTTTAGCAGGTGGGTTAACCCAAATAGGTAAACTAAAAGTTAGTGAAGCAACATCTAATTGTGTGTCAACACCTTGCGGCACAGCTCTTGAACTCCAGTTAACATCTACTAGTTCTACATTAGTAATATTAGTCCAATCTAATGGATTGTCATTTGCTTGTATTTCAACAGCTGGATTAAACAACACTAATATTTGTTCCATTAACTGTAATTTTTGATCTGTATTTGAACACCAAATATCTAATCCCATATTTAAGTTATATGGAACGGGCATAAATCTTTCAACGGTATACGTGTTACCAATTTCAGCCATGTAAGATTTAGAAGTTGTATCGTATTTTCTTTCAGCAACTTGTACCTTATCCACCATTCTTGGTTCTTGTAATCTATCTCTAGCCAATTGTAAATTAGTAATATAAACTGACATAAATGGAGCAGATGAAACAACGTTTTCTGAATTATGTCTCAATATATGAGCCACCATTCTACTCATATCGGCATATCTTACAGGAGTTCTTATATAGCTTTCTGAATTGCTATTATCTGTTTTGCCTGTTTTTACTTTGAAGTTATCAAACAATCTCATGAATTGTAAAATATATCTTCTTATCTGTTGGTCGTACCAGTAATCCATAATTTTTAATCCGTTTTAGGTTTAACTACCTTACTTAAATATTGTTGCTCTTTATTATCATCTGTGACTGTAGACGAGGCATTGTTATTAACAAAACTACCCAATCCTTTATTACTTGAAACATATGATCCTCTAAAGTTATCAGAAATTTTAATATATCTATTTCCTGTTTTTCTAAATAATCTGCTTGGAGAATAATCAGTACGTAATACGTATTGACCTTCTGTAATTGATCCTGGGAAGCTGTTACCAGTATGTGTTATTGTTATACCTTTACCTGGAGTTCCATCTTGGTTCCTAGGATTAACTTTGTGCATATCATCTTTATGAGTATATAAGTGGCCAACTTCCATTCCTTTAGTAGGAACATTTCGTTTAGCTTCTTCAATAATACCGTCATTAAGATCAATCTCGGATTGATATGTAGATATAATATTTTTTAAATCTTCTTTATCATCACCGCTACCAAGTATATCTCTAAATTCTTGTGTGTCTTGTAAGGCAGTTGCTTTACATCTCCAAATATGTGGCCACCAACCTGGATCGTAACCATCTGATCCTCTTGCGGCATCTTCTACAACAAAGAATTTATTAATTTTCATTTTTTCTTTTGGTTCAAATTGTGCAATTGATTGTGTAGCAGTACTATCGCCACCTGTTAATGTTTCACCTACTGTAAAAATACCATTGGTAGCAAGTCTTACAACTTTTGCATTATGATTATAACTTACAACTGTACCTGTTGTACCTGAAGTACCACCAGTAATTGTTTCACCTTTTCTAAATTTTTTACTTGGCTTATTGTTTAATGTAATTGAACTTGCTTCTAATCTTAGATCGTCAGCCATATGCGGTAATTCAAAAACATCACCTGGCATTATTTTTCTACCAAGTTGTTCAACCATAGCATTTAAATGAAATGTTATATAGAGTGTGTCTGCTGTTTGAAACAATCCAAATTGTGTCATATCAAAATCTTGATCTTGTACAGAATATACTCCACGTAAATCATAGACATCAGAATCGTATTTTCTATCTCTATTTTCACCAAATAGCATATCTTGTATACCTGTTGGATGTACTACTGAATTTTTAGGTTGATCACCGGCTATACTACCTGTTTGCGTATGAGGTCCTAGGTATTTGTGTATAAAGACGCCCGTACCGCCTATATAGAAGTGTTCTGCTATAGTACGATCAGCAAATTTGTAATCATTGCCCTTATTTGGCTTCCATAAACTGAGTCTTGGCATAATTTTGTTAATATCCTTTGTCTAAGTATTTATTGAAACTAATCCATACGAATAAATAACTATAACATGGCAAAACAGAAATCACAAAGACAGGAATTAATCACGGATATACGTAACATCTTAGGTGATGGTATGGTTGACGTAGAATTAGATCCAAAACACTACGAGCAAGGTATTGATTTAGCTGTAGATAGATATAGACAAAAATCTGGTAATTCTACAGAAGAAGCATATATCTTTTTACAATTACAAGCTGATGTAAACGAATATACACTAGCGAAAGAAGTAATTGAAGTAAAAGAAATATACAGAAGATCAGTAGCAGGATCAACAGGTGGTGTTGACATGGATCCTTTTGAATTAGCATACACTAATTTGTACTTTTTACAAGGTGGTAGAATTGGTGGACTTATGACGTGGGATGCTTTTGCTCAATACCAAGAAGTTGTTAAAAGACTTTTTGGTGGTTATCTAAATTTTAAATATGTTACAGAAAAACAAAAACTAATATTAATGAGAAGACCAAGAAATGCTGAAAACGTATTGTTACAAGTTTACATGGAAAAACCAGCCGAAACACTAATAACACAAAGATACAGCAGACCTTGGATCAGAGATTATGCATTAGCACAATGTAAAATGATGTTAGGTGAAGCAAGATCTAAATTCAATAGTTTACCAGGTGCCCAAGGTAACGTTTCAATGAATGGTGCAGATTTAAAAAATGAAGCTCAAACAGCCATAGAAAAATTAGAAAGAGAAATTGAAACATACGGTACTGGTGAAGATCCATTAACATTCGTTATTGGCTAAAAATCATTTGACAAAATATATAATTGTGCTACAGTTATATTATGATAAATTATAATTTAATATGTCAAGACTGCGAATACGAATTCAAAAGTTGGTTTGCTAGTAGTAAAGAATTTTCAAAATTACAAAAAAAGAATCTGCTAGAGTGTATCAAATGTGAATCAAAAAATGTTACCAAAGGTATAATGGCACCAAACATATCAAGCAAATTGAACAGCAAAGACTTTGTTAAAAATAAACAACATGAAATGAAAACAATGGCTCGTAGCTTCAACAAGTATATTGAAAAGAACTTTGAAAATGTAGGAGACAGGTTTCCGGAAGAAGCTAGGATGGCAATGAATGGCATACGTGACGACAAAATATATGGCGAATGCACGGACATAGAGGCCCAACAGTTGCGTGAAGAAGGTATTCCAGTAGCAAATATACCAAAACACAAAGATGACGCTTAATATTAGTCGTTGACTTATAGAACAGGAAAAGTTATAATAAAAAATGATCGTAGGTTTAGTAGGATTTATAGGTTCGGGAAAAGACACAGTTGCTGAAAGATTTATCAAGCATGGTTTTGTTAGAGATTCATTTGCGGCTCCTCTTAAAGATGCAGTAGCAAATATCTTTGGTTGGCCTAGAGAACTACTTGAAGGAGACTCTGACAAAAGCAGGAAGTATAGAGAAGAAGTCGATCAGTGGTGGAGCAGTAAATTAGCAAATAGAAGATTTTCACCTAGATATGCATTACAAATTATTGGCACTGATGTATTAAGAGAACATTTTAATCCAAACATTTGGTTATTCAGTTTAGAAAATAGATATGTATCACATGGTATGAAAAATACAGTTGTTAGTGATTGCAGATTTAAAAATGAAGTAGGTCTAATTAAAACTATGGGCGGATTAGTTATTAGAGTCAAACGAGGACCAGAGCCGCATTGGTATGAAATGGCAGTTGAAGCCGCTGGTGGAGATACGTTTGCACAACATAGTTTGTATGAAATGGGAGTACATGAAAGTGAGTGGAACTGGGTTAATTCTCGTGTAGATTACACAATAGATAATTCCGGAACATTAGAAGATTTAAATCACAACGTAGAAGAAGTAGTACAACAAATTAAAAAATCACAAAAAGATAAACAAGATAAAAATAATCAGCAAAAATTGGTTGACAGATCTAGTTAACCGTATTATTCTAACATAGTAGATTTCATCATCAGCAGGAGCAACACAATGTCTACGAATAATCAATTTATCGGCGAATATTTTACTATTGTAAAAAAGTTAAAACCTCAACACATTCAATCTTGTATTGATCGTGATAAAAAAACAACTAAAGTTCGTGAGGTAGGATTTTATAATACCATTAGTAAACAATGGATCATATATGATGTTGATAAGTTAACTAAAAGTTCAATGAAAGAACTCCGCAAGTTTTTAGAACAAGAAAATATTAAAGAAGTTAGTAATTAACTTTTAATATCAATGCCCATGGATCTGGCTTGACCCGCTACAATTTTAACAGCGGCTTCCAGGTCCAACGCATTTAAATCTTCCATTTTCTCTTTAGCTATTTCTTCTACTTGAGCTTTACTAATTGATGCAATTCTAGATCTACCAGGAGTTTTACCACCTTTTTTAAGTTTTAATTTTTCCTTAATTAAAAATGATGTGGGTGGTTTTTTTAATACAAATGTAAAACTTTTATCTTTATAAACAGTTATTACCACAGGTATAAGTTTACCCATACTGTTTTTAGTTTTGTCATTAAATGATTTACAGAAGTCCATGATGTTGACTCCTTTTTGACCAAGTGCTGGTCCTACTGGTGGAGCAGGGTTGGCCTTACCTGCTTGTATTTGTAATTTTATTAAGCCAATAACTTCTTTTTTTGCCATAAATTCCTTTGTTTAATATTGTAATTATATACAATTTTAATATTTTTTCAAACCTATTTTTTTACTAACAGGCGGAGCATCAGGCTGTAAATCACCCTGTGCCCAACCAACTTCTTCAATGCTTTTAATACGACTACAATTAGCACATATAGTTTTTAAGTTGTTCCAACTAGCATTTTTTAAGTTGCCGTCTATATGATAGACATCCATTTGTGAAGGATGTTTAGATTTAAAACCACATTTTTCGCATATATGTTTTTTTCTAAATCCACTTTTTTCCCATGAATATTTAAAACCTGTACGCATACCTAGATCTTCTTTTATACAGCTATCGCATTTACTACGATAATAGATCTTGCCTTTACGTCTGTAATTAAAAGCCGAAGGCCGTGTTTTACAACGTGTACACAATGGTCTAACGTGTTTAGTTTTATTATCGTCTAATTTAGTCATCACTTGTATTTAATACCTTTAAAGGTGGATTACAATCGCACTTTATTTCCAATATCTAATAAATATTAACATTAATATAGTAAAACTTAAAAGTAGTATATAGGTTTTAAAATACTCATATACAACATAGCAGGGAGAAATACAAAATGCCAACATTAGTATCACCAGGTGTATCAGTTTCAGTTTCTGATGAATCTATGTACTCACCAGCCGGACAAGGCACAGTACCACTGGTTGTAGTAGCCACAGGTCAAGATAAAATTGACCCAAGCACTAGCAACACAGCAATTGGTACAACAAGTGCTACGGCAGGTACTCCGTACTTGATCACATCACAACGTGAATTGATTACAACCTTTGGCGAACCTAAGTTTCACTCACTTCAAGGTACACAGTTACATGGAGATGAAAGAAACGAATATGGTTTGCTATCAACATACTCATTTTTAGGTATCTCTAATAGAGCTTATGTAGTTAGAGCAGATGTAAACTTAACAGAATTAGAAGGTTCATCTTCAGCTCCTAAACTTACACCAGCTAACGGAACATATTGGTTAGATACAACAAATACAGATTGGAGAGTATTTACAGCAAATACTACTTCAAGTACTTGGGACAAATTGAATCCTACAGTATTAACAGACACACCAGGAGCAAGTGGCGGTCTAGTCGCTTCAAATGGTGACCCCGTAACTACTTACGGTGGGGCAAAAGATTACGCCTTGGTTGCTTCAACATCACCAGCAAGATTATACCAAAAAGTTGGTACTTCATGGGAAGTTGTTGGATCAGCATCATGGCAAGCGGCTGTTGGAGCGGCAGGTTCAGATGGTAACGGTAAAACGTATATCCAATCAGGAAACGGTACAGCACCAGCATTAGCAGTTAACAATGGTTACAGTGACGTTTGGTTAAAATCAACACCAGGTGGTCAAGGTGCTAACATTGTTGTTAAAAATTATTCAACTTCAACAAGTGCATGGTCATCAGTATCAGCTAACGTATATTCAAGAGATGATGCGGCAACTAGCCAAGAAACAGGTCTAGTTGGTAACTCATCAGTTTACGTAAGATTTGATGATTTTGATGCAGGTCACATTTCAGATGAAATGAAAGCAAACTTTTTCCATACGTCAAGCCAAGTAACATCAGCTGATTATGGTAAAAAATCTTTAATGCAATACTCAGGTGCGGCTTCATCAGTACAAGAAATTGAATACAAATTAAGAATTAGATCATCAGGCGAAAACACAGTTGCAACTGGTACAACATCATTACATGGTAATGGTATTGACTTAACTGGTTCACAAACTCATGTTATATTTGAACTTAATGGTCAAACAATTGAAGTAACAGCGGCAGGCGGTGCAGGTTCAAATGTAACACTTGCTGAAATCATAACTGAGATTAATAAATCAGCCAACCAAACAGCAACAGGCGGTGTGGTAGCAGATATATCTACTCCTGGAAGTGCAACTAAACAATATCTAAGATTAACAAGAACTGGCGGTAAAGCTGTCTACATACATGATGGTACGACTGCTGGTAACAAAGTAGGAATAACAACAGCACAGTTAGGTTTCGTGGATAACACGGCAACTGGAATATCTTCAAAAGCATTTTTCTATAAATCATTATGGCAAGACTTGACTTATGAAGGTTCAGCTTCAGCACCAACTAAAGATCCTGTTAACGGCACTTTGTGGTACAAGTCTAGCATGGACGCAGACATTTTTATCGCTGAAAACGACGGTGGTACAATGAAATGGTTTGCTTATGCTAACAGTAAAGACAATGGAACATCAGGTTCAATTGCATCAGGTGGTTTAAGAGACTTACAAATAGTTTCAGCACAACCAACTGTACAATCAGATGGAACAGCATTACAAAATGGTGACATTTGGATTGATTCAGATGAACTAGATGCTTATCCTAAGATATACAAATACAACTCAAGTACTTCTAAATGGGTATTGTTAGACAATACTGATCAAAGTACAGCAGACGGTGTAGTATTTGCAGACGCGGCTGGTAACCCAGGCGGTACAGGCGAAGATGCACAAAGTTGGGGAACGGCATACGCATCATTTGATTCAGATGCTCCAAACCCATCAGTATATCCAGCAGGTATTTTATTGTTCAATACTAGACTTTCAGGTTACAATGTTAAAAAATATGTAACAAACTATACTTTCGATGGTACAAACAACGGCGACACTTGGGTAACTGAGTCAGGTTTAAAAACTGATGGCTCACCTTACATGGGTAGACACGCACAAAGAAAAGTTGTTGTAACAGCGATGCAGGCATCTCTTCAAAGCAATGATGATATTAGAGCAGAGTCAAGATACTTTAACTTGATTTGTGCACCTGGTTATCCAGAATTGTTAGATGAAATGATTACATTAAGTACAGATAGAAAACTTACAGCATTTGTATTAGGTGATACACCATTAAGATTAAAACCAGATGGTACATCAATACAAGCATGGGCAACTAACACAGCTAAATCTCCAACTAATGATGAAAATGGTTTAACATCAGCTTCACCATATGCGGGAATTTACTATCCATCAGGATTCACATCAGACTTATCAGGTTCAAATGTAACAGTTCCAGCAACGCATATCGCGTTAAGAACTTTAGCATTTAATGATACAGTTTCGTTTCCATGGTTTGCTCCAGCTGGTTTCTCTAGAGGACTTGTAGACAACTCAACATCAGTTGGTTACATTTCAAACGAAGGAGAATTTAAAGCAGTAACATTGTCAGAAGGTCAAAGAGACACATTATATTCTAACAGAGTTAATCCAATTGCGTTTATTCCAAACAGAGGCTTAACAGTATACGGACAAAAAACATTGGCCGCAACAGCTTCAGCAATGGATAGAATTAATGTAGCAAGATTGGTTGTTTACCTAAGATATCAATTAGATACTTTAGCAAAATCATTCTTGTTTGAACCAAATGATAGAATTACAAGAGATCAAGTAACTGATACATTTAACAGATTTATGGAAGATCTAGTTTCTAAAAGAGGTTTGTTTGATTTCTTAGTAGTTTGTGACGAAAGTAACAACACTGGTACAAGAATTGATAGAAATGAATTATGGATTGATATTGCTATACAACCTGTAAAAGCAATTGAATTTATCTATATTCCATTGAGAATCAAAAATACTGGTGAGTCACTTACTAGTTAATTAATTTAATTTGAGGGATTGTGTAAAAGCAATCCCTTTAAATTTACCTTTAGTTTTTAATTTTTTGAAAAAATTAAAGGTTAAAGTGTAAATAAACAGTATATTAGGAGTAGAAAAAGATGGCAACATTATCAAAATTTGGAGTACCAATAGACGGTTCAACAGGCCGTGGTGGTATATTACAGCCAAAACTAAAATATCGTTTTAGAGTTAGATTCACTAATTTCGGTAATTTAGGTGCATCTCCATTACAATTAACTCAGCAAGTTATGTCAGCAACAAGACCAAAGATTAACCATGAAGAAGTGCCAATTCATTCATACAACTCAGTTGCATATATGCAAGGTAAACACACATGGGAATCAGTAAACTTAACTTTACGTGATGACATTAACAACAACATTTCTAAATTAGTTGGACAGCAAGTTCAGAAGCAATTAAACCACTTTGAACAAACGTCAGCTGTTTCAGGATCAGTGTACAAATTTAATACTAAAATTGAAATATTAGATGGTACTAATGATACTGAATTAGAACAATGGGATTTAGAAGGTTGTTTCTTGCAAAACGTTGATTATTCAGATGGTGATTATGCAGTATCAGAACCAGTTCAAGTTATCTTGACATTGAAATATGATAACGCAATTCACTCAGCACCAGGCGACACTATATTCCCATTATTTGGTATTGGTGGTTCAGGTACTATAGCATAGTACTACCATTAACTAAAAGATTGGGAAATACTAATGGCTGATGAAAAAATCGTATTAAAACCCGCAAACCGAGCCGCTATTGTTTATCAAAGCGGTTCGGCTTCGCACGAAGCACCAAGACAAGCACACCAGTTTGTTGTGGCATTCGGGTTACAGGAGTTTGGCGGAATACCTCCTCATTTAAAACAAACTTTCACAGAACTTAAAGAATTTAAAGACAGATTACATTTTCTAGTTAATGTAGTTGATCAACCAAAAATGTCTGTTGATCAATCAGTATTAAATCAATACAACAGAAAAAGAATTGTTAATAGAACAGTTTCATTTGATCCAATATCAATGAGAATGTATGATACACATGATGGTTTAGGAATCAAGTTAGCAAGATTTTTATACGAGTTTGAATTTCAAGGTGCAAGATTATATAAAAAGAATATGGGTGCAGAAGATGAAATGTCAGAAAAACACAATTATCAAGACGATCTTTTTCAAACAGATGAGCAGTTTAAACAACACCATCATTTTGGTTTAGCACCACACTTAGGAAGAGATAGTAGAATTTTAAAATACATAGACATATATCAAGTTGCAGGTGGTCAGTTTAGTAAAGTAAGATGTGTCTATCCACGTTTGTCTAGATTAGATTTAGATACGTTGGATTATAGTTCATCTGCTATTGTTAATATTTCATTAGCATTCCAATATGAAAACTTTATGTTTGAAGAAACAAATGTTGACATTGGAGAAGCTGAAGCAGATTTAACAGGCATGATGTCATCAACATCTGACTTCAAAGAAGTTACAGGTGGACCAGACGCCGCACCGCCAACAAAAATTTCAAAAGACAAGATAGGTTATGGAGAAGGTAAAGTTGATCCGGGTTTAGCAAAAGCAGTTAACAGTTCAGCTCAATCTTCATTGTCACAAGCAAAAGGTCAAGGCTTTAACACTAATGATATTTTAAATGCAACATCAAATGCAAAAGCATCGGTAATTAGTGGTGTTAAAGATGCAGGAAAAAGTGTTGCAGGATTTTTAGGATTTGGTAAAAACTAATGAGTAGAAACAGTACAAGAACAATTGAAGCAGTTGGTGGAATCAAACAAGTTATTAGACAGTTTGGTTCTATAACAGAAAATATTGTAGGAGGCCAACCAGGCAACAAAGGTGAAGATCTTTCTTCATCAATACTTTCTAATTTAAATTTAGAAAGAGAATTTATCGATGGCAGAAAATATGAATTAGTATATGGTATCTTTAGAAAATATGTTGAAAGCGATTCATTGGCTCAAGCATATAGTTTATTAACAATGGATGCTATGAAAAAGTTTAATACTAATATCGAAGACTTGTTTACAGAAGTAACTAACGGAATTGAGTTTAGTGATTTGGGTATTGCGTTATTGAATAATTATAGACCGTCCACAAGCCAAGTAGCCATTAGAAAAGCACAAACACCCAATTCATTTATTGGTAGACATATTATTGCTTAAATACTAGCATGGCTAGAAGATTTCATAAAGGTTTATATAATTTAAAAAACCCACAAAAGTATGTAGGTAAACACGCACCTAGGTTTAGATCTGGATGGGAAGCAACATTTATGAGAATGTGTGATAATCACCCAAGTGTTTTAAGTTGGGCAAGTGAACCGGTAAGAATACCATATAGACATCCGTTTACAGGAAAGTGGACGATGTATGTTCCAGACTTTATTATGATATATGTAAATAAACGTGGTAAAAAAATTGCTGAGATGGTGGAAATAAAACCAAAAAGTCAGACAACAATGGAAAGTATTAAGTCGCAAAAAGAAAAAGCTGATGTTATAATTAATCAAGCAAAGTGGAAAGCGGCGGCTGAATGGACAAAAAGAAAAGGAATTAGATTTAGGGTCTTGAATGAAGACTCAATCTATGCTATAAAGTAATATGAATAAAAAATTAGAAGATACATTTGATTTACCAAACATAGAAGATATGATAGCGGAACAAGAATCTGCAGAGGAAAATCAACAAGAAGCATCTGAAAATAAAACTACAGAAGTAGTTGAAGAAACAGTAGAACAACCAGAACAACCAGATGAAGCAGTAATAAAAAAAGCATTATCAACAGCTCAAAAAATTGACAATGCTTTACCGCAAGTTAAAAACTTGGAAGCACATGATGGTGATATGGATGATTTTTCAGATGAAGCAATGAAGTCATATCGTGAACTAATGGATTTAGGTATGAATTCTGAGGCTAGACACGCCGGTAAAATGTTTGAAGTAGCTTCTACAATGCTGAAAAATGCCGTAGAAGCCAAGAACGCAAAAGCTGACAAAAAGCTAAGAATGATTGAGCTACAGTTGAAAAAACAACGTGTAGATCAGTGGGATAACAAGGGTACAAGCACTGATGAAGTCATAGAAGGCGAAGGATATGTGGTAGGAGACCGCAATAAACTACTAGATCAGCTGATTCAAAAGGTAAATGAAACCGATGATAAATCCGATAAGGAGGATAAATAAAAATATGAAGAGTTTTAAATCATATCTATCTGAAGCAGTAAAAGAGATTCCGTTAAGAATTAAAATAGCGGCAGAAGTTACTGATGACATGATGAACGTTATTGAAACAGAATTATCTAGATTTGATGTAGTATCTGTTTCTAAACCAACTAAAACTATTATGCAAGAGCATCCATTGGACTTTGGTACAAAGATTAGAAACACTGAAGTTTATATAATTGATGCAGTAGTACACTTACCAGTATCGCATGAAACAATTAGAAGAAACCTTTCCGACAAGTTAGGTTTAGTTTATGACTACGTTGTAGTCAAAGGTCCTAATGATCCTATTGAGGCAGAGAACGAAGCAGAAGTGGCAAGACAACAAGCCAATGCAGAAGACTATCAACCTAAAATGGGTAAAGAGTACAGCGAAGATGAGCAGTACAAAGACGCAGATAAAATTGCTGGTGAAGAACACAAAAAGAATTTCCTACAAACATTGATCGATAACAAAGCAAAAGATCCAGACAGAGCAAACGTTGAAGTTGAAGGACCATTGAGTGTCGCAACTAAAACAGATGCAAAAGATTCAAGTGAACCAAGAGAGTCAGAGAAAGGTGCCAAATCACCTTTGTCAAATGACAATAGAGGTAAAAAATAATGATGGAAGCTCAAGCAAAATCATACACAATCACAGTTGAAGATCTAGGAAGTTTTGATCTAGACGAAGATAGATCAATTGCACCATCAATTGAATTTGCTTTAAAGCAAAGTGGTGTTGCAGATGCAGTAGTTGATCAAAACGAATTTAATTCATCTATGGTAGAAGTTGTAACAACAGCTACACAAGACGAGCTTGAAAGAGCTTTACAAAGAGACGATTTACAAGCAGAGGTATCTATGAACGAAGACAATGAAGAGATGGTACATTCACCAGCCGGTCAGTTCAAGCAAGATGATTTCACTTCAGGCGTTAAAGCACAAAAGAAATTCAAATACGTTCCAGCTAAACATGGAGACAATCCATTAACCAACGAAGACGAAGCTGTGACAGAAGATCGCTTTGAGGCTTTGATGAGTGAATATAAATCATTTGTTGCTGAAAGCGACTCAAAAAAAAAGACTCAATAATCAGTGAAGCTGGACAAATAGCACAAATCCTACAAAGGGATTACGGCAATCATGTGGCACGTACACAGGCAAAGATCCAAGATGATTTTAAAGCGGCAGGTGTAGAAGAACCATTCAACATAATGTCAGAACCGTTGTTTACCAAGTCAGCAGAATCAATTTTTCGTATGGGTAGACGTGGAGGCGGACAACCAGGCCTAAAAGCAATTGGTGGAATTGAAGACCTAACACGTAATCTAAAAGATATACAGTTGGGTGTGTCCATAGCAGGTTTCCAACCACAGGCACTAAAACAGCTGGATCCAAACGTGATCAAAAACAGAATAAAAGCCATTCCATCAGGAGAGCCATTTAGTAACATGGAAGGATACATTGAAACTAAAGAAGATGCTTACAAAATAGTACGTATTAGAAATTTGTATTTGAACATATTGTCGCAAATGGAACTATCTAGTAGATTAGATCCAGGCAAAGCAAAAGACATACCAGGCAAAGTAGGCGGTGCATTTGATAGAGCGGCACAGGCAGTTGGCACAAACACTGGTAACTATCAATCTATAGTAGATCAATAAACAAGCATTAAGACACAGTTAAGGAAACCACCCGCGAGGCGGAGCGGCCAAGACACCCATGATTTCGACCGCGAACATACAAAACACATACACAAAAGCTAATACAACACATACACATAAATCGCATACAACATATATAACACATACACATAAATCGCATACAACACATACAAAAAGTCGCATACAAAAATATAACATAATTTAAAACCTACACACACAATTTAAATAAGTGTATGTTTAACAAGATAGATATTAACAACATTGAAATAGTTGAAATTGAAGCAACAACATATTGTAATGCAGGATGTCCTTATTGTGCTAGACACGATCATGGCACTAGTAAAACAATAGAGTCGTTGCCTTTGAGACATATTCCGTTTGAAGTGTTTAATCAATTACGAGAAGATTTAGATTTTACATCCCGCAATAAATCAAAAGATGTAGAGCTTTGGTTTGTTGGAAATTTAGGAGATGTAATAATGCATCCACAGTTGCCACAGATATGGGAGTACTGTGTTAAGAATTTTGGAAAAATAGAAGTAGAAACTAATGGCGGTATTAGACCTATTAAGTTTTGGCAAGAAGCAGGTAGAATCAGCAAAGAAGAAAGCCAGAAAGCCAGTGACCCAGCTACAATGACTTTTGCTATTGATGGATTAAAAGACACTAATCACTTGTATAGAAAAGGAGTAGATTGGGATAGACTAATAGCCAATGTTGAAGCCTACATCAATGCTGGTGGCGATGCTACTTGGAAGTATTTGGTCTTTGAGCATAACAAACATCAAGTAGATGAAGCAGAAAGACTTGCTAAGAAATTAGGATTTACAAAGTTTCTTCCTCAGTATTCGACCAGATACAGTGACGACATTTATGATGATGAACAGATTGAATTAAGAGAAAAAGAAGGAAATTTTTTATCATCTGATGTTGATAAAGTAATTGAAGAAGAAGCACGTAGATTGAATATTGATTTAAAAAATCCAACTAATGATATTGAATGCAAATCTTTTGTAAAAAATAAAATATACATAAACTCACATGGTAGAGTTTGGCCATGCTGTTGGCATTCGTTAGAATATGACACAACTAAACTTATGTTACAAAAAACTGAACCATGGATGATACCTTTTATTGAAAAAAGATTTAATGACTATACCAAATATTCATTAAAAGAAATTGCCAGTTCACGACTTTGGAAACAAATGACTGATGCATGGGAAACTGAAAAAAGAAATAATGATGGAAGTTTAAAAATGCAGTTGTGTTACGATAAATGTTCAAATAGTAAATGGAAGTTAACTTGTAATATATCTAAACGTGATTAGTCCGTAAATATTTTTATGTTACGAGATGAGTACACAAAAATCTTTTATGACATTGTTCGCGAGACAAAAGATATTCATTCCCTAGAACTGCCTATTCATCTCGAAGCATACATCGTGATGTTATTATCATCATTTGTGGACAAGCCAGACTTCTTACCCAAGTTATCCTTTGCAGAAAATTTATTAAAGTTAAACAAATATAGTTCATTACCTGCAAAGGATTTGGGTGATGTTTGTTTGTTTGTAACCGGTGTATTCCCCACGTACAACGCCTCTAGTGGTTTAGATGTGTCTTACTATACATTTGTTGGAAAGAGTAGCTACAGCCACGTTAAATTTGGTTTAAACGGGGAATTATTTGCTGAATTATCAGATAAGTTTGAATATTTGTGTAGATTCATTAATATGTCTATTGGAATAGACAATAGAAACCAGTATTTTAATCTACGTCATTAACTGCGTATATAAATATACGTATGGTACATAAAAGTCTAGACGGAAATTTAACTAAAAAAGCATACGCAAAAACCAAGTATACAGAAGCTCAGTTACTTGATCTAAAACAATGTGCTGACAAGAAAACTGGTTATTTGCAATTCATGAAAAATCATATGTGGATTCAACATCCTACTAAAGGACGTATGAAATTTGAGCCATTTGAGTACCAAGAGAGATTGTTAGAAACATATAATAATAATAGATTTGCAATCGCCATGTGTGCAAGGCAAACTGGTAAAACAACCTGTGCGGCAGGATACTTGTTATGGTATGCTATGTTTCATCCAGATGTTTTAATATTGATTGCGGCACACAAATATCAAGGTGCCCAGGATATCATGCAACGTGTAAGATTTGCTTATGAAGAATCACCTGACTATATCAGATGTGGAGTAACAAGTTATAATAAAGGATCAATGGATTTTGATAATGGTTCTAGGATTATAGCACAAACCACAACTGAAACAACAGGTAGGGGTATGTCTATATCTTTAGTTTACATGGATGAGTTTGCATTCGTTGAACCACAACAGAAGGCCAGTGAGTTTTGGACTTCACTATCTCCAACATTGTCAACAGGTGGTAAGTGTATTATTACATCAACACCAAACAATGATGACGATGTGTTTGCAGGACTATGGAGAAGTGCAAATAAAAAAGTTGACGAATTTGGTCAACCTACTAGAGATGGTACAGGTATCAATGGCTTTAGAGCAATAAATGTACATTGGTCAGAACATCCAGATAGAGATGAACAATGGGCCAAAGATGAACGTGCAAGAATAGGTGAAGAAAGATTTAGACGTGAGCATGATTGTGAATTTATCGCATTTGATGAAACACTAATCGATGGATTAAAATTAATCACATTAGCAGGAAAAGATCCTTTATACAAAACAGGTCAAGTACGTTGGTATGAAAGGCCTAGAAAAGGAAACACTTATGTTGTAGCCTTAGATCCTAGTTTAGGTACAGGAGGAGATTATTCAGCAATACAAGTTTTTAGTTTACCGGAGTTTACACAGGTAGCTGAATGGCAACATAACAAAACAACAGTACAAGGACAAGTTAGAACACTACTAGGTATTTTAAAAGATTTAGATACTCAATTAAAAGAACAAGGAACACCGCAACCGGAAATTTATTGGACTATAGAAAATAATACTTTAGGTGAAGCGGCCATTGTTGCTATTGAAGAAATGGGTGAAGATAGATTTCCAGGTTTCTTTACACATGAACCTAGACGTGCTGGACAACAAAGACGTGATGTACATAAACGTAAAGGATTTAATACAACACACAAAGCAAAACTATCTGCTTGTTCAAGATTAAAAAATTGGGTTGAAACAGGTAAGTTACAAATACATAGTAGAAACTTAATTAGAGAGCTTAAAGTATTTGTTGCAAAAGGAAATTCATTCTCAGCTAAATTAGGAGAAAATGATGATTTGGTATCTGCTAGTTTACTGTGTTGTAGATTAGTCGGAAATTTAGCAAAATATGATCCTATATTTGAACAAAGTTTAGGACAACGTGATGATGAAGATGGTGAAGGTAATATTGTGCCTATGCCAATGATTATATAGATAGATAAATAACAATATGGCAGTAGATTATAACATAGTAGCTGAAAAAATATTTCGTATTCTAAAAGGACGTGGTTATTCTGTACAATTATTTGATGCAGAAGATGGCAATGAAATTGTTGATCCAAAAAAAGCAAGATTCTTTTATATACAGGAGCCTAATTTAATGGTAAATCTAAGTATAGAAAATAGTGAAGTAAAGCTACATAAAGGACCAGAATCTATAGATGAAGTAGCATCTACAGTGGCTTCTTTAAAGAAATTAGCCAGAGATAACTTATTAGACTTTGATTTACGTGAATTTGGAAGGGAAATTAAGCCTAAAAATTATAGTTTTAGGTTAAATAACAATATGGAACAGATTAAAACAGAAGGCTATTCAGCCATTGCAGGCACGGTAAAAACTAGTACTCAAAAACTAGAAAATGCCAAGCTATTAATTAAACACAGATCTCCAGTGAATGAAGAAATTCCTGGTGCAAGATCAAGAAACATTTCAGCATTATACATTGAAAACGGTCAAGGTGAAAGATTTAAATATCCTTTCATTCACTTGAATGGTGCAAGAGCGATGACACGTCACGTACAAAATGGTGGTAACCTTTACGATGAAGTTGGTCAAAGTATTGTAAACATGAGTGAACAAATGAGTAAGATCAGAGAAGTATTAAATGTAATGAGACGTTCTCCTGCAATACAAGAACAAGGTGGTTCTGTTTATAATTCTATGTTAACAAGACAAGACAGATTAAGAGAAACGATCAAAAAATTAACTACTATTGAAGGTTACAACAACTATGTAGAAAATTTTGCTAGACACGAAAGCAAAGAATATGATCAAGACACTCTAAACAAACTAAAAGAAAAATTTACAGTTAGTTCAATGGACAACAGAGTTGCTGAACTACTTCCAATGATACAAGAAATACATGATGAAGAAATCAATGACAATGCGTCATTAAGAAATCGTATCGCAAAAGAATTAGAAAAAGGTGCAATAGAAATGCATCCTAGATCAGCAGGACAATCAGAGTATGCACCATCAAACATAATGAAGTTTAATGATAGCAAAGCTGAGTTGGCTTACAAGATTTCAGATTTAGCCGCAAGAGCTAAAAACGATGAAGTTTCTGTATTCTTAGCTAGAATGTCAGACAAACTAACAGGCATTGACAAAGACCCAATGGTGCAAGATGATGTTGCAACTATTAGATCAATTCTTGCAAAAGTAAAAGATCCAGCAGAACAAAAAGATGTAGCTAGTAATGAATCAAAAGATTTACCAGAGCTATCAAAATTAGATGAAAGCTTCGATAGAATTTTAGGTATGTATTCAGATACAATGAATTTTGAAGATGCTGAAACTTTAGCTAAAGCAAAAGACAAGTTTACTTACATTGGTAAAAATGTAAATCCAAAAGTAAGTTACAACAGTTGGTTAAAAGATATTAAATCAAAAGAAATTGATGATCCACAATTAAAAGATAGAATTCAAAACAAAGGTGCGTATGGTGTATCAGGTGATAACCATGCTAAATGGTCACAAGAATATAGAGCCTACAAAGCAGAAGCTGAAGGTGAAACAGAAGCACCAGTTGAAACAAGTGATATACCACAAGGTGACTTTTCAGAAAATGATGCGGCAGATTTAGAGCATGATTTTGAAGAGTACAGAGATGCAGTACATGATTCAATCAAAACAGATGCTCATTACCAGGGTAAATCAAAAGAAGAAATTATTGATATGTTAAGAAAAGAAGCAGACTCAATTGGATATGCAGATGTATCAGACGGTGACAGACACCCATCAGAACCAGACTAGTTAAACAGAATTGCTGATGAAATGTCAAAAGAAGAAGCTTCACCGGAAACTGTTAATGCAGAAAATATGCAAGGTACAGATAAATTACCACATCATTCAGATGAATTAGCTAGAATGGTAGCATTATCAGGAATTAGATAAACCAAATCTTAGGAGAGTTTATGAAATTACCAAAGTTTAAAATGCCAAAAATGCCAAATGTTGGTAAGATGGCCAATGAAGCAAAAGGTAAAGTAACAGGCGCAGTATCAGGAGCAACTGATAAAGTAAAAGGCGCAGTATCAGGAACATCAAAAAAAGTTACTGGTGCAATTAAGAACTTAAATCCATTTAAAAAATAGATTGACTTCGGAGCAACAAAAAGGTATACTAAAGAATAATTAGTACCGAAATGCATGGTGGGAAATCAAGGTGTAATTCCTTGGCTCTTCCAGGAACCGTAAAGTCGGAGCGCCACCCGGTACAGTCCGCTGTCGAATGAAGGCCTGGAAAAGTCTAGTTCTACAATGTAAAGTTAACAGTGGCAATACGGAAACGTAAATAAAACTGTTATGAGTACAACAAAAAAAACATTATTAATGATATTATACTACTCAGGCATTCTTGCTTTAAGTAGATTGATACCACATCCACCTAACTTCACACCAATCATAGCCATGGCTGTTTTCATGCCATACATGATCCGTGATGTTTATACAGCGATGTTGATTCCACTAGTGGCGATGTTTATATCTGATTTATATTTGGGTATGCATTCATCGATGTTTTGGGTTTATGGAAGTATAATGTTATGTACACTATTAAGTACATCAACATTAAAACAAAAATCCTTAACACATTTGGCATCAGTATCAGTAGGATCAGCAGTAATGTTTTATGTGATAACAAATTTTGCTGTATGGTTGACGTCTACAATGTATCCAAAAACATTAGAAGGATTAGTTATGTGTTACACGATGGCTATTCCATTTTTTCAAAATACATTCGTGAGTACTATTTTATATGTTTCTGTATTATTTGCAATATATGAAACAGCTAAAAGGAGTTATTCATGGCTAAAAAGACAATACTTGTAATACTACTATTCTTTACATGGGGATTTATTTTTAATTCCGTAAATGCAGAAGAAACAAATAATTGGAATTCAGAATCTTTATATGAAAAAGATGACACACCAGTTGTCACTATAACAGTTTACGTATTAAGAGATCCTACATCAAAAACAACAGAATCAATGAGTGTAGATTACGTTGACAGTTATACAATACAAAACACAAACACACAAGACACAGTACAAGCAATTAAAAGAATTACCGGACTGACAGTTATACAATCAGGATCAACAGGACAACAAACGTCAGTATTCATGAGAGGAACTAATTCTAATCATACTATGGTTGCAATAAATGGTGTCGCAATAAAAGATCACTCTACAACAGGTGGATTGCACGACATAGGTTCTGATTTTATCAAACACGTTACCGCAATACAAGTTGTAAAAGGTTCACAAGGAACACTATTTGGTGCAAACGCAGTTGGTGGTGTAATTAATTTTATTACTACAGGCAAGTACGAAAACTCAATTTCAACAACTGTAGGATCTAACAATACAAAAAGTTTAACTTTAAAAGTACACAAATATATCAACAATCATTCTATTAGTTTTACAGCAGATGGAACAACTTCAGATGGTATATCAGTTGCACCAACTGGAACTGAAAAAGACGGATTTGATGCAAACAATTTTACATTAGATACTGAAAGTAAATATGATGGTTTTGATTTAAGAACCACAATAATGAAACGAACTAGTGATGCTGACTTAGACAGCGGCACATCAGATGACTTAGATTACACATCCAAAAGTGATATGAATCTTTATCAAGTTGGTAGCAAAATTGATAACTCATTAGGTTTTAGTAATTTTACATTCTCTAGAACAGAATACGATAGAGAATATGTTAATGGTACTGAAATTGACACATATGATTCCAATTCAAATACTTTTATTTTTACTAACACAATACAAAATGAAGAAATTGATTTTACACCAGGAATTGAATATGAACAGTTTGACGGTACGTTTAATAACACAGGTTCATACACATCATCTGTAGACAAAGAAGGAAACAATGCATCTGTTTTTTTAAACAGTAATGTCAATGTTGGAGAAGACTTTTTATACTCAATAGGTATAAGACATGACAATCCAAGTTTGTTTGGCGACTACACAACTTATAGATTGGGTGGAGTATATACCGTAACAAATAACTTTAAATTAAAAAGTAATTACACAACAGCAGTAAAAACACCTACGTTATACGAACTGTACGGGGCAGACAGCTATGGTTACAGTGGTAATGCTAACTTACAACCAGAAGAAGCACAAACAATTGATATAGGGTTTGAATATAAGTTTAACAATCATTCGTTGGACTTTGTATATTTTGATACAGACTTAGATAATATGATCACATATGGTAATAGTACATATTCTAATGCATCAGGAAAATCCAATAGACATGGTGCTGAAATAAAAACAACATCAACGATAAATGAAAATGTATTTCTTAGAAATGGATTGACTTGGACGATTGCACAAGACAGCAATAACAAACAAGTTACAAGAAGACCTAGGTGGCAATCATTTTCAGCAGTTGATTGGATACTAGGTAAATCAAACAATTCACTTGAATATGTGTATATGGGAGAACATCTAGACATCGATTCATCAACTTATGCTACAATTACTAAACCAGCAGTAGGTGTAGCCAACTTTCATACCAAATATGAAGTAGCAAAAGATACCAATATTGTGTTGTCTTTAAACAATATAACAGACAAAACGTATGAAAGACCAGACGGATATAACCAAGATGGACGTAATTTTATGTTAACCTTTAAAAAGAACTTTTAATTTTTTAGGTTGACATTTCCGTCATAAATAGATATACTAGTGTTTAATGTTAGTAATGATATTGAACACTATTATATACAAACATAGGCAAACATAGGCTAACAAAGGCTAACAAAGGCTAATATAGGCAAAGGAGAAATAATATGGCGACTTTAGCAGAAATAAGAGCGAAGCTATCAGAACAAGAAACAAAACAAAAAGGTGGTAGCACAGTAGGGGATAATGCAATTTATCCATTCTGGAATATTCCAGAAGGCACAACATCAACACTAAGATTTTTACCAGACGGCAATAAAGATAATACATTCTTTTGGCAAGAAAGAGCTATGATCAAATTACCATTTCCTGGTATTAAAGGTTCACAAGATACAAAACCTACTCTAGTACAAATTCCTTGTATGGAGATGTTTAATGAACCATGCCCAATTTTATCTGAAGTAAGGACTTGGTTTAAAGATCCTGCACTAGAAGATATGGGAAGAAAATATTGGAAAAAAAGAAGTTACATTTTCCAAGGTTATGTAGTTAATTCTACATTAGACGAACAAGAGACACCGGAAAATCCAATTAGACGTTTTGTGATTAATCCGTCAATCTTTAACATTATCAGATCAGCATTAATGAATCCTGATATGGAAGATCTACCAACTGATTTAGAATCAGGTAGAGATTTTAAATTGACTAAAACACAAAAAGGTGGCTATGCAGATTATTCAACATCTACTTGGTCGTTCAAAGCAAGATCATTAAGTGAATCAGAAAGAGGTGCTATAGACCAGTATGGTTTGTTTAATCTTTCAGACTTTATGCCAAAGAAACCTTCAGCAGAAGAACTTGGTGTAATGCAAGAAATGTTTAAAGCATCTGTAGATGGTGAACTGTATGATCCAGATAGATTTGGTCAATACTATAAGCCAGCAGGTTTTAATTCTAGAGGTGGAAACACATCTAGCTCTGCTAGTACAACAACTACAGTTAACAAAACTGTTGAAACTCCTGTTGCTACTACACCTGCCCAACCTGTACAAACAGAAGCAGTACAACCAGCAGTACAACCAGCAGTAGCTACTCCAGTAGCACCTGCACCTGCACAGGTAACTGTTAATGAAACAGTAACAGCAACGGCAACTGACACAGCTAAACCGGCCGCTGGAGTATCAGCAGACGACATCTTAGCAATGATCAGAAGTAGACAAGCTAACAAATAAAAGTTAAAATGTATTCAAGTGGAGAAGTATTAATTTATTTCTCCACAAGAATCAGCAAGGAGATATTATGGTAAGACCATTTGATGTAAGTAAATTTAGAACAAGTTTAACAAAAAGTATACAAGGAATCTCTACAGGTTTTGATTCTGATCCTACAGATTGGGTATCAACAGGAAACCACACACTCAATTATTTGATTAGTGGAGATTTTAATAAAGGAATACCTCTAGGTAGGGTAACAATGTTAGCAGGTGAATCAGGTTCAGGTAAGAGTTTGATTGCATCAGGTAACCTTATTGCTAATGCACAAAAACAAGGAGTTTTTTGTATAGTGATGGATTCGGAAAATGCATTAGACGAAGCATGGTTAAATGCATTAGAAGTAGACACATCACCAGAAAAACTTTTAAGAATTAGTGTTGCAATGGTAGATGATGTTGCTAAAATTATTAGTGACTTCATTATAAATTATAAAAAAGATTATGAAGACAAACCAGCAGAAGAAAGACCAAAAATTTTATTTGTGGTTGACAGTTTAGGTATGTTACTAACACCAACAGATAGAGATCAATTTCAAAAAGGTGAAATGAAAGGTGATTTAGGAAGAAAAGCCAAATCATTGACAGCACTAATCAGAAACACAGTAAACTTAATTGGTGCTTTAAATATTGGATTAGTTTGTACCAACCACACGTATGCATCACAAGATATGTTTGATCCAGATGATAAAATATCAGGCGGACAAGGCTTTGTTTATGCATCAAGTGTAGTAGTTGCTATGCGTAAATTAAAACTTAAAGAAGATGAAGATGGCAATAAAATAACTGATGTCATGGGAATACGAGCCGCTTGTAAAGTAATGAAAACTAGATTCAATAAACCTTTTGAAGGAGTACAAGTAAAAATTCCTTATGGGGCAGGAATGGATCCATATAGTGGTATGGTAGAACTTTTTGAGAAAAAAGGATTGCTAGTAAAACAAGGAAATAGACTAAAATATATTGATAGAATGGGTAAAGAACATATTCATTTTAGAAAACAATGGACAGGTGAAAATTTAGATTTAGTAATGGCTGAATTTAAAGAACCAACACCATCAAGTAAAACAAAGGATGTAGAGAATGATGACACAGACGGAAATCGAGCTTCTAATAGAGACATGGCAGAAACTGAGTAACTACGTTCCTGCAAAAGACAGGTTAGATGCCGCTAAAGCCTTTGTGCTATTATTAGACGAGTATGGGTTAGATGATCAAGCTCAGCAAGAGTTTAAAGATGTTGATGATTATCTAGCTGATGCTATTGATGGTTACTATCTTGATACAGATGATGATGAAGACTATTCAGAAGATTATGGAAGTGATGCAGAAAGTGATGATTATTAATGGCAAAATGGTATAATATAGTTTCACAAAACTTGAGTAAACTTCCTGACTGTATAGACCATTTTGAAGATCAGTTGGAAGAAGCTAGAGTAGAAACTGGCATGAAAGGAAATATTGAAAAGAATGCTAGTAATGTTCCAGGAATAGTAGAACATAGGTTTAACCAATTGCAAGAAATTGAAGCCATCTTAGAATTTCTAAATATTAAATTAAGACAAGTAAAAAGCAAATACTATAGAACATATTTAGAAAACTATCAACGAGCATTAACATCAAATGATGTAAAAAACTATATTGAAGGAGAACAGGAAGTAGTAGACACTTCGAATCTAGTAAATGAGTTTGCATTATTGAGGAATAAGTTTTTAGGATTGTTAAAAGCTATTGATTCAAAGCAGTTTCAAATTAATAACATTGTAAAATTAAGGGTAGCAGGGTTAGATGATGCGGAATTATTTGCAAAAAAATAATTTTGTGTTATAATAATATATGAGAACAATACTTTTTATAGCAATACTGTTGGTAATACCAATATTATTTTGGACAACTGATTTAATAGAAGATACGCCCAAAAAACAAACTAAAAAAGTTCAAAAAATTATTAAAACAGAACACTCTGTAATTGAAGTAGTACAGTATAAGGACGACAAGCATAAGTTTATTCATGCAATAAAAAAATGCTTAAATGAAATAGAAAAAGATATGCCGAAAGATCAACTGATACCAACTGCATTAATAATAGCTCAAGCGGCACATGAGTCAGGTTGGGGAACATCTAGATTTGCCAAAGAAGCATATAATATTTTTGGCATTCGTACTTGGGATAAAAACGAGGAGCAAATAAAAGCTAGAGGCAATCCAGACGCAAAATGGGGAATAAAAGTTTTTAGTGATTGGTGTGACTGTACAGCATATTATTATGATTTGTTAAATCGTCATCCAGCATATGAAGGTTTTAGAACGGCTAGAGGAATGATGTTAAAGTTTGAAGAAAAAGCAGATGCTATAACACTAGCAAAATTTTTAACTGAATTTAGTGAACTAGGACAAACATATACACGAAGAATTGAAACTACAATACATCAATTAAATGAGACATATCTAGATGAGCACGGCAATATTAAAGATTAAAGACGAAGTAAACGTTAAATTTGAAGGTCTAGATGTATCTACTAGACGTAAAATTTCTGATAAGTTAAAGTTTTTCGTACCGTATGCATATCATTTACCTGCATACAAGCTAGGTAGATGGGATGGTAACATACGTTTTTGTGATATAGGAGCAAGAACCTATTTGAATTTGTTAGACAGGGTGTTGCCTACTATTGAAGAAAATGGATACGAAATTAAAATTGAGGATTATAGAAAAAATATAGATATTTCTTTTGATAAAATTGACAAACAATATTTTGCTGACAAAGTATGGCCAGCGAATCATCCAGTAGCAGGAGAACCAATTGTGTTAAGAGATTATCAAGTACAAGTAATTAATGATTATATCAGTAATCCACAGAGTTTACAAGAAGTAGCCACAGGTGCTGGTAAAACAATTATAACAGCCGCACTATCTAAGATGTGTGAAAAGTTTGGAAGAACTATTGTAATTGTTCCTAATAAAAGTTTGGTAACACAAACAGAAGCAGACTATAAAACAGTTGGTTTAGACGTTGGTGTGTATTTTGGAGAACGTAAAGAACTAGGACACACACATACTATTTGTACTTGGCAAAGTTTGAATAACTTACACAAGAAATCAAAAAAATCAGAAGCTGATTTTCCTATTGATGAATTTTTAGATAATGTATCGTGCGTTATGATAGATGAAGTACACATGGCACGTGCAGACGTGCTTAAAACGTTATTAACGGGGCCTTTTGCGGGTATACCTATTAGATGGGGACTAACAGGAACGATACCAAAAGAAGAATTTGAACAAGTAAGTTTAGAAGCATCAATTGGCAAAGTGTCAAACAAACTGTCAGCAAGAGAATTACAAGAAAGAGGTGTACTAGCACAATGTCATGTTAATGTTATACAAACACAAGACATGAGATCATTTAGAAGCTATCCAGAAGAAGTAGCATATCTAGTAAGTGACCCAACCAGATTACAATTTTTAAGCAATCTAATTGAAGAAATGCGTCCGGGCGGAAATACTCTAATACTAGTTGATAGAATTAAGTCGGGTGAAGTACTAGCAGACCTAATTCCAGACGCAGTTTTTATACAAGGTAAAACAAAACTAGAAGATAGAGAAGAAGAATATAGCGAAGTAGCAACAGAAAAACACAAAGTATTAATTGCAACATACGGTGTCGCGGCTGTGGGTATCAATATACCAAGAATATTTAACTTGGTGCTTGTAGAACCCGGAAAGAGCTTTGTAAGGGTAATACAAAGTATCGGAAGGGGCATAAGAAAAGCAGAAGATAAAGACCATGTACAAATTTGGGACATAACTTCTAAATGCAAGTATTCAAAAAGACACTTAACAACAAGAAAAAGGTTTTACAAAGAAGCCAATTACCCGTATACTGTAAGTAAGGTAAACATATGAAAATTTTAACACCAGACAACCATAGTTATAATCTAAACAAAGTTCCTGAACTCGTTGATGATCTTCAGTACTGTGTATTAGATACTACAAATCCAAAAAATATTGATTTCTTTTTTATTCCATTAATTTTTTTAGAGTCATTTAATGCACCTAGCATGGTACTAGAAATAAAAGGTGTTAATATTCAAATGCCAATTGATTGGAGCATAATGGTGATTGAAAGAGAGTTAGGACAATGTGAGATGGTTCCATTAACAAGTTTAAATGATAGAGGCTTTGAAGCATTAACAATGAACCCATTAACAACAGGACTAATAAATTCAGCAGAAATAAAAGTAGTAAATGTATTTCAAGAGGTTAAATGGTATTTTCCAAAACTTAAATTTGGACATATTATTGCTGTTCCACTAGGTGAAGGAGAAAATCCAGACTGTTTGTATTTTGCAAAAGATATTAATCAATTACCAGATACAATGGATGTAGGATCTTTCTTTTAATGGCAAAAAAACAATTAAACCTAAATCAAATGCTATACAATATCGATATTGGTAATATGGATTGGTATGACAGTTTAGATGAAGAAGAAAAAAAGTCATTTTCACCATATGTAGCTATGCGTTTTGTATCAAGTATCAAAGGAAACAAATATTTACAAGAATCATATATTGAAAATATCAATGAATTCTGTAATAGAGACTTTTCTACGTTACAGAAACATCATGATACTAGTAGGTTATTTTGGAAGTTATTATGCTTATGTGGATCAGGAAAGAAAATGTTTCATCCATGGATCAAAGCACCTAAAGGAAACAAACGTAAAAAAGGAAAAGTAGAAGAATTTCTATCAGAAGTTTATCCAAATGCAAAAAACGATGAACTACAGTTATTGAAATCCACATTAACAAAAAAAGAAATTTCACAATTAGCCAAAGATGCTGGCTATTCAGATAAAGACATTAAGTTGATAAAATGATCGATAAAAAACAATTAGACAGAATTGAGAAGAAGTTAGACAAGTTGGAAAAGAAACTTGATAGCCATATTGAAGAAATATGGACGGTTTATAAACCCATAAAAGAACTATTAAAAAAGCTAGAAAGATTTAAGTTATGGTAGAACATTTAATGGTACAACAACAAGTCAAAAGCAAATGGCAACACATGGTTGGTGTCATATGCCTTAATCAAACTTATAGAAAACAAGTTAAACAGGTGTTGCCAGAGTTATTCAAAAGATATCCAAATGCTGTAAAATTTATACGTGGCAGAGTAAAAACACAACAAAGAATATTGAAGCCACTTGGTATGTGGAAAGTTAGGGCTAAGAGATTAAGAGGTATGAGTGTAGACTTCTTGAGTTGGAATGGAAAAGAAGCATCTGACTTATACGGAATAGGCAAGTATGGCAGTGATAGTTATAAAATATTTTACAAGAATGAAATACCAAAAGATGTGCAAGACAAAGAATTAAAAAAGTATATAGAAAAATTATGAAAAGTTTACTAAAAATATGGCAGTATGCATTAGGATCATTCTCAGATGATAAAACTAAAGATTATGACAGACAAGTTTTAATCATTAGAACATTTTGGGTAATATTGCATATTGTCACTTGTTTAATGATTATACTTGGCAATGGCCATTTAATGGGGTGGTGGTAATGACGTTTACTTGTAAATTCTGCAACAAAACATTTAGTTCAGAGCATACATTGATTGCTCATATGTGTGAACCAAAAAGACGTTGGACAAATAGAAATGATAAAAACGTTCAATTGGCTTTTAGGTGTTATCAGCACTTTTGGAGAATAACTTCTTCAACTATGAAAACTGAAAGAAATTATGAAGACTTTATGACTAGCAAATATTATACTGCATTTGTAAAGTTTGCAAATTATCTTTCTGATGTGTATGTGTCTTCAATTGAAAACTATGTTGAATGGTTATTAAAAAACAGAGTTAGAGTTGACAGATGGTCAACTGACACAGTATACGAAGAATATATCAAAGAGTATGCTGTAAGAGAGTCGGCTGATAGAGCAGTTGAAAGAACGATACTCACAATGAAGTCATGGGGTGAACAAAACCATATGCCATGGAATACATTTTTTACAAAATGTTCCAAACCAAGAACTATACATTTAATTAGATCTGGTAAAATATCACCATGGGTATTGTATAATTCAAATTCTGGGTTACAATTTTTAGAATCATTGACACCACAAGAAATGATTATGATAGAAGATTATGTTTCACCAGGACAGTGGGCTAGTAGATTTAACCAAAGCAAGGAGGATGTATCTTTTGTAGTAGAAATTACAAAAGCATCATTTATATAATGACAAAATTGAGCAAACAAGAAATATCAGATTTGAACTCTATAGCTACTGCAATGACTTTGTCAGAAACTGAAAGAAAACACTTGATTGAAGAGTGGGGAAAATTACAGGTATTGGTTAAGGTATCTGATAAAGAAATATTTGATAAAAACAAAACACTTATTCAAAATGCATTAAGTGAAATGGAAAGTTTGGGAAAAAGAGTTAAAATGATTGAAATATACATGGGCTCTTTGAAAAACAGAATTGAAGAACAAGTGAATAGTAATAAAAAACAACTGAAAGATATTAGTAAAATCAAGATATGAAAATAGCTAAAACTGATATAGACATTGATACAGCAGATAGAGAACAGGTATTAAAACACTTGAAACATATCCCAGCTGGGATCAAAGATAAGGATAGAATGAAGAAACACAATACAGGTGTTTACTTTACTGATATTCCAGTTAATCCGTTGGCTAAAGTTTCTAATATTGAATACAAAGAAGCAGAAGAAAGAGGATATTTTAAATTAGATATTTTAAATGTCTCTCTTTACAAAGATGTTAAAGATGAACAACATCTAGACAAACTGGTATCACAGGAGCCATTATGGGAATTACTAGAACAAGAAGATTTCAGCAAACTATTATTTCACGTAGGAGATCACAGTTCCATTTTAAAAACAATGAAGCCAAAAACAATAGAACAATTGGCAATGGTATTGGCAGTGATAAGACCAGCAAAAAGATATCTGTTAAAACAAAATTGGCAAGAGATTGAATCTAATGTTTGGAACAAACCAACAGACGGCAGTTACTACTTTAAGAAAGCTCATGCAGTGGCTTATGCTCATGCAATAGTAGTACAAATGAATTTAATCTGTGAAGATGCTGTATAAAATTTACTATATGGATAATTACAAGTATGCGTAAACACTTTAAACGAAATTGCTTCAACTATGTATCGGCTGTATATACATCTAGTATATTGTTATTGTTGGCTAATTTGTTTGTAGGTCTTTAATTAGTAGTTTTTTTTACTAGTGAAATATTTCTTCTAATTATTCTTTTTTTCATCACATTGTTTAAGCTAGTGGCTACACCAAATATAATTTCAACGTCTTTGGTAGTGAATGTTTTTATTTGATCTTTGAAACTGTCAAACTCTCTGTTAAGGAAAATATTGATGGGAATAGTTCTATTTGATTCCCACCACCACATTTCTCCCAGTTCTAGGAACTTTTCTTTCAGTGATTGAGTGGGTATTCTGTCGTAAATGTACATTGTTGTAACGTATTGGTCTTGATTTTGTATGATTCCTACATACTCATTCAAACCGTGCCGTATACAGCTTAAGAACGGGAATTTTTCTTTTAAATCTGCGTAATCCATTTTTTCCATAAATATCTATATGTCTAGTACTTATACATTATATATCTTCGCTGAACAACACCAGCTAAATGTGTCATCTCAAGTAAATAGTAATATGACTATGTACGATAAAAACATTTTACTATATCACGGCTTAGATAACAAGCTAAATTTTGCCTTTTTAGATCAAGACCGTAACAAGTATGATTTAACAGGTGATACAGTTTATTTCAGAGTTCAAGATATTGAATCAAAGGAAACTATATTTGCTAAAACAATGGATATTGATAGTGCCATAAACGGTACTGCTTCTGTTAGTTTTACAGCAACTGAATTGTATGAAGTAGCTGATGGTTTTTACAACTTCACAGCATACGTTGAAGATGCAACAAAAACTCAGTCAGTAATATACACAGATAGAGCCGGCCAAATCACAGGCACACTAGAAATCATTGATGGTGCAATACCAAAAGCCAGACCAACACAAAACACAACGGCATTTACGTTACGTAATACATTTTATTACAGCGATAATTTGTCAGGAGCATCAGAGCGTAATTTGACTGCTAGGAATCATACTATTTCTTTATACTCAACTAACTTTACCGGAAATGTAAGAATTGAAGGTAATTTAGATGACACACCTAGCAATTCAGATTCACATTGGTTTCCAATTGATGTAGTTGGTATGGGTATCAATGACATAACTATGACAGCTCATACAGGCCCAACTCCATTTTTCTTTCAATCATCTTGTAGACATATAAGAGTAAGATATAAAGCAGGTTCGGGTAATTCAGGTACTTTTGACAAAATGTTACTAAGGAATTAAAGTGTCAGATCATTTTCCATTGGTCCATAAAAATTTGAACGTGGCCGACAAACAAGTTTACATTGTTAATGAATATAACAGAGACAAAGACAAACAAGAAATAGTTCGTACGATAATTTTACCATTTATTGATGAAGCTGATTTTGAGATAAAATCATTAAATGCTTGTTATACGGAATGGGCAAAAATTGTGTTATCTGGATTAAATTTTCATGCTAAAACTTTTTGTTATGCAAAAGACTTTTCCAAGTGCGGCAAAGGTCATGCTGTGGAAAAAAGATTGTACCAACAATTAAAACACTACATAAGATTTCAGAAGTTAAGAATGTATCCAACAACCACACTTAACAATGAAGAATTTTTTAAGTTTTCCACAAACGTTGCCGCTTCAGATGTAATTTGGGATGAAACTTGTAATTCATATGAGGGAGATTTAACAACATTAACTTATACAATTAATGCCACTCGTAGAATAAAAGATGTTCATAAGATTTATTTAAACTTTCAAAATCATGATCCGGCACCATTAGAAGCCATGTTAAAATATTGGTCTTTTCAAATGATAAGTGAACCGACTGACGATTGCATGGTAGTTACGGATCAATATATAACACCGGAGTTAGCAAAGTTTCTTTCAGCTAAACAACCAGTTGCTATAATTGGTTTTAATGATAGTGACTATGATCATTTTAGTTCCGGAGAAGATGCTTATGTTATAATGAAAGAAAAAAATGTTCACTATATTCCTGCAAGTATTACTAAATTAGGATCTACTTTGATAGCCGAAGGATTGGCTAATCACAAAAGAAACGTTGGTGATACATATGAGTTATTAAAAATGTATCCGGAAAAAGTAGAAAACTTATGGAAATTTGCAGACAACTATAGAGTTAATTTTAATGATATATGTTTATCAATAGCAGATGCAATACTTCATGGAACCAAAAATCCATACAAACTTAACCTAAAAGGTTATAGTGGAATGATCCTTAAAGTTTAATTGACCTTTTAGTATTTTTGTCATATAATACTAATAATGGATTTACAAACTGTAATAATTTCGCATATAGGCGCTCGAGCAAAAAAGACTCCTTCTGGATGGATGTCTTTAGATTGTCCAATGTGTACTGACAAAAGAAAACGTGGTGGATTTAAATATTCAGAAATCATAAGTTATCATTGTTTTAATTGTGGATACAAAGCATCTTATACACCTGGTAGACTGTTAAGTAAAAGGATACGTGAGCTATTACTAGGTATTGGTGTACCAGATCAAAAGATTAAAGAGTTACAGTTACAAGCAATGAAAGAAAAAGATGATGACTTTCAAGTACAGAAAGCTGATAAGTGGACATTAGATTTTAAAGAACAAAAATTACCAAAAGATGCTATTCCTTTTGAACACGTTCTTAACCAAAAGAATCCACCAGCTGAAGCATTGTTTGTTTACAAATATATCATGGATAGAAAACTAGATCTTTTTAAAGGACTATATTGGTCACCGGATCCATATATGAAAATTAACGAAAGATTTATCTTACCATTTTACTTTAATAACAAAGTTGTAGGATATACAAGCAGACTAATTAAAGAATATGAAAATGTACCAAAATATTATTCTTCGGTACAGCCAGGTTATATGTATAACATGGATAACTTATTTAAAGAAAGAAAATATACAGTGATAGTTGAAGGTGTGTTAGATGCATTATCAATTAATGCTGTATCATCACTAGGAAATAAATTAACTCAACCACAAATTGACTTAATTAATGGTATTGGTAATACTGTAATTGTTTGCCCTGATAGAGATAAAGCAGGAACAAACCTTATTGATGTTGCACTAGAAAATAACTGGATGGTTAGTTTTCCTGATTGGGAAGACAACATTAAAGATACTGCTGATGCAGTAAAAGAGTACGGACAAGTATATACATTAAAATCAATTATTCAATCAGCTGAAAATAATACAGCAAAAATTGAAGTATTAAAACGACTAGGAAAGAAATAAAAATGAATATCAAAGAACCAAAAGAAACATCAAAAAAACAAAGTAAACAACCACAGCAACCGCCTTTACAACCAGGGATGTTAATGTATGAATCTGGTATAATGTATTTTAGTGATGGATTTGATAGTAATACTACAAAACCAGTAATCAATACTATTATTGAAAAAAACTTACTACCAAACTCACAAAGACCAAAAGAATTAACATTAGTAATTAATTCACCTGGTGGACAAGTACATTCGGCATTTGCATTGATTGACACAATGAAAGGATCAGCCATACCTGTAAAAACAGTAGGACTTGGTATGATTGCAAGTTGTGGATTATTAACGTTTATGAGTGGTGCAAAAGGCAAACGTGTAATAACACCTAACACATCAATATTATCACATCAATACAGTTGGGGTAGTGTAGGTAAAGAACATGAATTATTTGCTAGAGTACGTGAATTTGAATTGAGTACAGCAAGAATGATTGACCACTATAAGAAATGCACAGGATTAAGTGAAAAGAAAGTTAGAGATATTTTACTACCACCTGAAGATAGATGGTTAAGTGCCAAAGAAGCAGTTAAATTTGGTATTGCAGATAAAATCGTATCAACATATTAGGAGAATAAATTGAACGTAGAACTAATTGATAAAATGGGATCAGATCTTACGGTAGTAAATGCCGCAAGGGTTAGTTATGGTAAGAACAAAACTGAATTTGACTTATCAGATGAGAAATTAATAAAGTTTCTTGCAACACACAATCATTGGTCACCATTTGCTCATTGTAGTTTACAATTTAGGATTAAAGCACCGGTATTTGTTGCTAGACAATTAGTTAAACATCAAGTTGGATTGAGCTGGAATGAAATCAGCAGAAGGTATGTTGACTTTCCACCTGAATTATACAAACCAGATGCATGGAGAGGAAGACCAGTTGATAGTAAACAAGGTAGTGACGGTACAGTCGATTTAGGAGAAACTGTTGATTACAATTTGGAAACAACAATGGAAAGTTGTTTAATACTATACAACACAATGATTGATAAAGGAGTAGCACCTGAAATGGCAAGAATGGTACTACCACAATCAATGATGACTGAATGGTATTGGAGTGGAACTTTATATGCATTTGCTAGAGTATGCCAATTAAGATGTGCTAAAGATACCCAATTAGAAACACAACAAGTGGCTAATATGATCAATGATTATTGCAAAACAAGTTTTCCAATTAGCTGGAAGTACTTGCAAAATGAAAAAAATGAAAGTATAATATAACAATGCCATCAGTATATACAAATGATTTACAAAAACTATTCTTAGAATTTCTAGTTACAGATTCAGAACTGTATGCTAGGGTAAGAAATATCATTGACGGAAGATATTTCAATAAACAATACTTTGATGTAGTAGCAATGATTATTGAGTATTGTGAAAAATACAAAAAATTACCAACGTTGGAGCAGGTTAAAGCAAAGACTGATCTCGAATTATCATTAGTGCCAAATATTGATGACACACAAAAGCAATGGTTCTTAGATGAGTTTGAAGTATTTTGCAGACACAAGGCATTGGAAAAAGCAATCATTGATTCAACAGACTTATTAGAAAAAGGTGAATACGGACCTGTCGAAGAAATGATCAAAGAGGCAGTACGTATTGGTTTGACAAAAGATTTAGGTACTGATTATTTTGATGATCCAAAGAAAAGATTATTAGCACTCAAAGACAACAATGGTACAATGAGTACAGGCTGGGCAGGTTTAGATAGAAAACTATATGGTGGTTTCAACAAAGGTGAACTTAATATATTTGCAGGAACATCAGGTTCTGGTAAGAGTTTATTTTTACAAAATCTAGCATTAAATTGGGTGCAAAAAGGATTTAATGTTTTATATTTTACATTTGAATTAAGTGAAGAATTATCATCTATGAGAATAGATGCAATGACAACTGGTATACCAACAAACGAAATATTTAAAAAGATTGATGATGTAGATTTGGCAGTTAAACTACAATCAAAAACTGCTGGGAAGTTTCAAGTCAAATACATGGGATCAGGCGGAACTACGAATGATTTAAGAACGTATGTAAAAGAATATACAATTAATAAAGGTGTAGCACCTGATGTTATACTGGTAGATTATTTAGACTTGATGATGCCTAACAATAAAAAGATATCTCCATCTGAGATGTTTATCAAAGACAAATATATATCTGAAGAACTAAGAAATTTTGCTGTAGAACAACATTGTGTATTAGTAACAGCATCGCAGTTAAACAGAGGTGCAGTAGAAGAAGTAGAATATGACATGAGTCATATTGCAGGTGGTATTAGTAAAATCAATACAGCAGATAACGTGATAGGTATCTTTACAAGTAGAGCTATGCGTGAACGTGGCAGATATCAAATACAGTTGATTAAAACAAGGTCATCGGGTGGCGTTGGTGCAAAGGTTGATTTAGCATTTGACATTGACAAATTAAGAATTACAGACTTAAATGAAGATGATGATAACATACTACCGACATCATCAGACGTATTAACAGCATCGATACGTAAAAGAACATCAACAGTTTCTGAAAAATCAGAAGGTAGTGTGGTAGCAGAAAAGACCGAAAATGCTAAAAGTTTGCGAGATTTATTAAAAAGTCAGCGTCAAAACTTTGAAGAATTAGAATAATCGTATAAATGTATGTAAATGGGCATAAAATCTTTAATAAATATTTGAAGAGGATACTATGAAAAAACATACACGTTCAATATTACAAGAAATTAGCAGAGTTGTTCCACAGACAGATGTGAACAATGTTATGGAATCACGAGCAAATCACGTGATAGCGTCAGCTATTAATCTTACTAAAATGATATATGAAACATATGATGAATCAGTAGCAGACGATTTAATTAAAAGATTTGTTAATAGTATTAAGACACAAGACCCGAAAAAATTTGAACGAGGTATTAAGAAGTTAAACGAATCAGATGAAAGTAAATGATCTCACTAATATTAATGAAAACACGAATCTTCATCTTACACACCTTGAAGATTTAGCCTTATTCCAAGGTAAAGCAGGAGCCTTAAAAGCAGTTGAGTTTTTAAGAAATCTTTCACAAGTAGCAAAGTCATCAAGTCCTAAAAAATTTAATCTTACTATTAAATGGGACGGGTCACCGGCAATATTTTGTGGAACAGATCCCAGCGATGGCAAGTTTTTTGTAGGTACTAAAGGTGTGTTTAATAAAGATCCTAAACTTAATAAATCAAGAGAAGACATTGAAAACAATCATCAGGATACTACTAGGAATGGTGAAGAAGTAAGCAAAGCAGGTTTACGTAATAAATTGCTAATAGCATTTACACACTTGTCTAAATTAGGTATTAAAAATGTATTACAAGGAGACTTAATGTTTACACAAGGCGATTTAAAGCCAGTAAATTATAAAGGACAACCTTACATATCATTTAAACCAAATACAATAACGTATGCAGTTCCACAGCATAATGAACTAGCAGAAAAAATGCAAAGAGCAAAAATTGGAATAGTGTTTCATACATCGTATAGTGGCAGTGAGTTGGAATCAATGACAGCAAGTTTTGATGTTGACATAGCTGGGTTGAACAAAACAGATGATGTATGGTATGATGATGCTTATATCAAGGACTACACTGGTATTGTAAATTTAACAGCAGGTGAATATCAAGCTGTTACAAATGCTATCAACGATGCAGAAAAATATATTAATTCCGCAGGAAATATATTTGATTGGTTAGAAGCAAAAGAAGTAGGAAAAGATTTTAAACAATTAGTTCATGCTAATCATAATAATATGATTAGAGCAGGAGAGATTACACAAAACCCAAAACAGTTTTTTAATAACTTTGCAGTAGACTACGAACAAAGAGTTGAAAAGGCTATTGCTAAATTGAAAACAGGTAGAGAAGGAACAGCAGGCCAACGTAGATTAGCTGACCTGGAACAATGGAAACTGTATTGGCAAAGTAATAAATCACAAATTGAATCATGGTATAGTGCTTGGTTAAAACTTACAGCAATTAAAAATACTTTGTATCAGAAGCTAAAAAATATCAAACAGATAGATGCTTTTGATCAAGAAGGAGACGAGTATGTAGTTAGAGATCAAGAAGGCTTTGTAGCAGTTGATAGAATTGGTAGTGCAATCAAAGTGGTTGATAGATTAGATTTTAGTAGAAAGAATTTTGCAAAAGAAGAATATGAGTTAAGTTTAGTTAATGACTTAACTGAAAGTAGAGCATTTAGATCAAGACAAGACATTGGACAGTTTTCAGCACCACAAGTGAGTGAATTGGTTTATAGTTATTGTATAGCATTATTGATATTAAGTGAAGAATACAAATATAAAAACATATCTCAAGTTTATGCTAGAAGAACTTTGAGCTACAATAACTTTGATTATTTTAGAACTAATGGCACTGATTTATATTTGTTAGTACATAGTTTAATTGGTAGTGGTAGTATTATACAATTCGATAAAGAAAAATCAAGCAGAACATTTGTTGATAGATTACAATCAAATGATATTTTGATTAAAGAGTTTTTATATTATATTGCCGGCGGAATGATTAAACCAGATTTATCAGTAAGAATTTTGTTAAAATTAGAAAGACAACTTAAAATAACTTCAAGCGAACTTAAAAAGTTAAGACGTTGGGCAGTTGATTTTCCTTATATGAAAACCAAAGATAAAAATAATGCAGTACATTCTACAATGCATTTTATTCAAGCATACGCACCAAGAAGCGAATTACATCAAGCATTAAGAGATATGGGGAGAGAAAGAGCTTTAAAAGATAAAGTTAGACCACAGCAAAAAATTAGAAAAAGTGTGGCTAAAGGTGCTCTAGTCAAATAATGTATACTTTGAATCCTACTAAAAATTCATATGTTAAGATAGCAGACACAATTGAAATATATTGTATTACCACTGATATTGAATTAGAGTATAACAATGAAGAAACAGAAAGTGATCAAGAAAAAGACTTTGATCATATACGTCAGCTAATATCAATATATGAAAAAATACTGTTTTTTACTAAACCAGAAAAAACATCTAATGGATATACATTTAAATTTGGAGTAGAACAAAAAGACCTATTTGCTCTTAATAACGATCCTGTAGGTGTGCTTAAAGAACGTTTAAATGAGGTAGTTTTGTTTGATAACACTATTATAACAAAAGGGTTAAATACAAATACTAAGATTACAAAGGAGCAGTAGAATGGAGCAAAAACCAGAGGCAAAATTAAAAATGGCAACACCAACAAACGATATTGAATCAGATAGCTTACAAGTACACGTGGCTTTATCACGTGAGCGTCATGAAGAAATTAGTAATAGATTTGATCGTGTAGATGCACGAATGGAAAAAATGGAAGCCCAAATGGAAAAAGGATTTGATAAAGTACAAAAAATAATCCTTTGGACAGCAGGAACCATGTTCTTTACAATGCTAACAATGTATGTGTCAACAATGTTTGGCCCAGCAATTATACAGACATTAGGATAATATATGTTAATTAATGAAATATTTGAAGGAACTCCGCAAATTTTTGGCAAGTATAAAAACACAGTCAAAAAGAGATTTCGTTGTGCGGCTGGCCCACGTAAAGGAAGAATAGTAGCTAATCCTGAAACGTGTACAGCACCTATTAACATTAAAAAACGTCAAACAATGAAAACAACAAGAGCGGGTAAATCAACTATTCAAGGTAAAAGAGCATCATTTACAAAAAAATATAATCCTATATCAAAGATTGTTAAAGGCTTAAACAAACAAGTTAAGTCAAGAAGAAGAACTGCACCTATAAAGTTAGGAAAAAGATAATGCTTATTAGTGATATTTTTCCAGTACAAGAAGCCAAAATTGTTTATGGCAAAAAAGGTAGAGAAGTAGTACGAAAATATCGTTGTACTTTTGGTAGAAAAAAGGGCAGAATAGTGTCCAATCCATCAGTATGTTCAGCACCACTAGATATTAAAAAACGTTTTCAAATGAAAAAATTAAGAAGTAGAATGGGTGCAAGACTAACAAGAAAAATTAAATTTACAAAAAGATTCAATCCAGCGTCTAGAAGAGTAGCCGCTATGAATAAATCATTAAGAAGAAGATAAAAAAGACTTGCTCTTTTTGTTAAAATGTAATAATATAAAGCTATACTTAAAACTTTACGATGGCAAATATGACACGAGAAGATGATAGAAAACAACTTGCAAAAAAAAGCAAGGATAGAAGTTATCAAGACTTTCCTACAATTACGGACTGTATTGAACATTTTAGACTAATCAGAATATTACACAAATACACTAAAATACCTTCTGATTATTTAGACCATATTGAAAATCAATTACAGAGATTTAAAAAAACTAAAGGTAAAGCCAAAGAACAAATGGCTGAGATCAGAACTATTATTAGAAATGTCCATGATAAAGAATTTCAAACAGCAAGACACACACGTAAAACCAAAGAAGGTGTACAAATAGGCAAGTTTTTCATCAAAATACAGCATGGTCCAAAAAAGACATTTGATGTACTTGATTACGTATCACGTGACGAGTATGTTACTGGTTTAAGATTATATGAAACAGCATATATGATCACACATAGACTATCAACAGGTATGAATATGGATCACGCACAAATACAAGATATACTCGCTGAGCATACAAAATATGTAGATTTAATAGCTGAAATATATAAGAAAAAACAAGAAATGAGACAACTATCAGATGATGAAACAGCTCATAATGAGGCTAAAATAGTATTTGAAGAGGTTAAAACCCGTTGTACTGATCTAAGAAATAGTATCAATGACAGATACAAAGATGAAATTAATCAATTAAAAGACTAAATAAAAGTGTTATGAAATTAAATGATCTACAATCCAAGTATGAAAGTCGTATTGAACGTGTTAGCCGTTGGTTAGATGAAACTTATGGCTTCAAAGTGTACGACAATGTATCACTAGCAGAACTTTATAAAGCCAAAGTAGATTTAGATGCTCAACGTGAGTCACTAAAAAGATCTTTGCCTTTTAATACATATCATGAAAATCCACAATATGCAAAAAATTTATTGCTTTCAGAAGCAGTAGTTTTAATGATTAGTCATATTGACGATAAAGATATTCCATCTGCTAATAGCAACGATGCAGGACAAGACAGCCCAGTAGGTAGTACAGAAACTACTGAAGCGGCAAAACCAGACTTTTTAGATTTAGACAAAGATGGTAACAAAACTGAGCCAATGAAAAAAGCAGTTAGTGATAAAGAAAAAACTAACGAAGAATTAACAGCGGCACAAAAAAAATTACCAGCCGGATTACAAAAAGCGATTGCTAAAAAACAAGGTGACAAAGAAGAAGTTACTGAAGATACAGCAGAGCTAGAACAAGCACAAACAGTTTTAGCATCTCAACAAATGCCAGAAGAAGTACAAAGCATGATTGAGAAAGTTAGCAAAATGCAAAATGAAGACTTGGCGGCGATTGTTGATCAAATGGCAAATGAATTTGGTATGGACCAAGCAGTTGCTTTTAGAGATTCAGTTTCAGCATCATTAGATAACTTATTACAAGTTGCTAAAGAAACAAAAGATGCTGTAAACAACGAAGTATTAAAACTTCAAGGCGAAGCACCAGCTTCATCAAACATGAGTGACGAAACACCTGACTTAGAAGATGAATTAGGTGGTGACTTAGAAGATGAAATTAAATCAGACAGTGATGCTTCAACTGATGGTGATGATTCAGCTTCAGGACCAGCTGACGAGCCATTAGGTAGAGCCAGAAAAGAGTAAACCATGAAATTGTCGGAAGTACTTAATCAGCAAGAGATCGCTGAAAGTTACCTTACACAAATCAAATCAGAAGTAATGAATTTGCTAATAACTTTGGTAGCTAATGGACAATCAGAAATTGAAACTGATAAATTGGTAAAACAGTTAAATGGTAAGCAAGAAGGATTTAATGTTACAGCCAATTCTATAAGAGATTTACTAAAAGACTTAAAAATTGTTAAAAGTGTTAATGGACAAAAGGTTGTCCTAAATACAAGTAATAGTTTGACACAACACTCTAAAGATGCTACAATGGATAATGAAAAGAAAGTTAATAAACTTGCAAAGAAAACCATTGATAGAGATCTTTAATTTTGACATTACTAATAGATAAATTCAACTATTCACATTTAAAACGTAAAACCATAGAAGGCAAGCGTCATTACCTAGACGGTAATGGACAAGCAGTTCCGTCGGTAACCACAATATTATCTCATGGCAAAGACATGACAGCAATTAACAACTGGAAAAAAAGAGTTGGTAATGCTGAAGCACAACGTATAGTAACCGAGTCAGCAAACTTAGGTACAATAACTCACAAACATTTAGAATGTTATATTGAAGGAACTGAAAGACCAGCTGGTAATAATTTAATTTACAAACAAGCAAAAGAATTAAGTGATGTAATTATTGAACAAGGCATGAAAGAGGTAGAGCAAGTTTGGGCTATTGAACAAGGATTATGTTTTCCTGGACTTTATGCCGGAACGGCTGATATGGTTTGTCAGTACAAAGGCAAGGGTGCTATAGGAGATTTTAAAACATCTAGACAGATTAAAAAGCGAGAATGGATTGAAGATTATTTTGTTCAATGTGCCGCTTATGCCCTAGCACACAATGAAGTTTATGGAACAGATATAAACACGGGTTTAATCTTTATTGTATCACACTCTGGAAAATACCAGGAGTTTGTTGTAGAACAAAGCGAATTTAAGCACTATACAGATATTTGGTTAAACAAAGTAGAACAATACTATAACGCAACTAAATAGTAATATATTTAGGAATAGAGATTATGGCAACAACTTATGTTAGATTAAAAAATCGTAGAGGTAATAGAACAGATCTACCAGAACCTTTAGCAGAAGGTGAGATAGGTTTAGCTCTAGACACACGAGAACTATATATTGGTACTGGAAATCAAGATGAACGTAATAGAATGGTTCAGGTTGATTCTTTTTTAAACGCACAAACACAGACACAATCATTGATTGATACTAGATTAGTGATGTTCAAACTTGCAAATACTGATTCATTTAAAGGAGATGGTACAACTGCAAGTTCAACAACACTAAACGGTAGTTTAATGTCTAAGCCAGCAAGTAAGACAACACCTATTAATGCTGATGACATTGTAGTTACAAAATTTGATATCAATAATAGACCTACCACAGTTGAAAGTTCTCAATACAGTATATCAGTTGGATCAGGAATTTTAATTACATTTATATCAGGTGCTGTACCAGAAAATAATTCCACAATAGTAGTTTCAAAATGGAAAGTTTCAGAAATTGTTACAGCCATTGAAACAGCACTTCCAAATTTGGATACAGTACAAACGTCAGCGACAAATATGTTGTATATTGATTTAACAACAGGAACAGGTTTTGTTGATACAGCAAATTCAGGATATACACAGACACAGGTTAAAACGGCTTTAGATGCATTAGGATTAATTGATACTTCAAATATTAATGCAAGTCTAAATATTTTAGGTAATATTAGTCAGCTTGGTTTTGCTTCAAGACAAATTTCAATTGATGGAACATTATTATCAACAATGGACTCACCAGGTCAGGCAAAAATATTATCAACTTTTTTAAACAAAGCACTTGGAACGCCGTCTGTATCAGTTGCAAGTAATATTAAAATTTATACACAAGATTCAAGACCAGAATTTGACGCTAATCAGTACATTGGTGACAATGCATTATTAAAAACTACTTTAGTTAAAAATACATCAGCAAATGTTTTTACATTTAAAGTGGCTGATGTTAATACTATATCGTTAGATTACTCATTAAAGTTTGGATCAGCTTATGCAGTTGGTAGATTACAAATTATTTCCGATGGATCTAATGTGCATTATGTTGATGACAGGACTGAAACAGCAGATACGTCAAAAATTACATTTACTACACCAGCAGTAAGCGGTGGAAACATGGCTTTACAGTACGGAAACAGCGATACAACCACTGACTGTAATATGTCCTATCTATTAAAACGTTGGTTAACATCTTAGCACTTCTAAAATAAATACAACTTTACATAGTTGTCCACATTACGACAGAAAAATACTTTTTTAATGTTGACAATTTGCGATTTATCTCTTACTATTAATGAATGTTAAGAGAACAACTAAAACAAAAAACAAAATATGACTTCGGAGTAGAGATGACAACAGAACAAGAATTATTGATCGTAAAAAGAGACGGTCACACAGAACCATTAGACCTAAACAAAATACATAAAATGACAGAAGCGGCCTGTGATGGATTATCTGGCACGTCAGCATCAGAAGTTGAAATGAATTCGGGTTTACAGTTCACAAACAAAATGACAACGGTAGAAATTCAAAACATATTAATTAGGTCAGCAAATGATTTGATATCGCTAGACACACCAAACTATCAATATGTTGCGGCAAGACTATTATTATATTCTCTACGTAAACACGTATTTGGAAAACATACCGCGGCAGAGGCTCATATGCCTTTGAGATTTTTTGTTGGAACCAATGTTGAACGTGGAGTATATGATCAATCTATCTTATCAAAATATTCAGACGATGAATGGAAGAGATTAGATTCATATATCAAGCATGATAGAGATTTAAATTTTACGTATGCAGGTTTAAGACAAGTTGTGGACAAGTATCTTGTACAAGATAGAAGCTCTACCTCCATCTACGAAACACCACAATATATGTACATGATGATCGCGGCAACATTGTTTGCAGATTATCCAACACAACAAAGATTACAAATTGTTAAAAAATATTACAATGCTATCTCTATGTTTAAAATAAACATACCTACTCCTGTAATGGCTGGAGTAAGAACACCAGTAAGACAATTTGCTTCTTGTGTTCTAGTTGATAGTGATGATACATTAGATTCAATTTTTGCATCAGACATGGCAATAGGAAAATACACGGCACAACGAGCTGGTATTGGAATTAACGCAGGACGTATTAGAGGACTTAATTCTAAAATACGTGGAGGTGAAATTGCACACACTGGTGTTGTACCATTCCTTAAAAAGTTTGAAGCAACTGTTAGAAGTTGTACACAAAATGGAGTACGTGGTGGTTGTGCTACAGTACACTTTCCAATTTGGCATCAAGAGATTGAAGATATTATTGTACTAAAAAATAACAAAGGTACAGAAGACAACAGAGTAAGAAAATTAGATTATTCAATTCAGCTTTCTAAATTATTTTATGAAAGATTTATTAAAAATGAAATAATCAGTTTATTCTCACCACATGATGTTCCTGGTTTATTTGATGCATTTGGTACACCAAAATTTGATAAGATGTACAAAGATTTTGAAAAAGATTCATCAGTACCGAGAAAAGAAATACCAGCCTCTGAGTTGTTTAACAACTTGTTGAAAGAAAGAGCTGAGACAGGCAGAATCTACATTATGAATATTGATCATGTAAACACACATAGTTCATTCTTAGATAAAGTTTCTATGTCAAATTTATGTCAAGAAATTACATTACCAACTGCACCAATTCAACATATTGATGGTGATGGAGAGATTGCATTGTGTATTCTTTCTGCTATCAACGTTGGTACATTAAAAGACTTAGATGAATTAGAAGAATTATGTGACTTGGCTGTTAGAGCTTTGGATGAAATTATTGATTATCAAAAGTATCCAATCAAAGCGGCAGAAATCAGTACAAAAGCAAGACGTTCGTTAGGTGTAGGATATATTGGACTAGCACACTATCTAGCTAAAAAGCAAGTTGGTTATAATGATAAAGAAGCATTAAAATATGTTCATGAATTATCTGAAGCATTTCAGTTTAACTTAATTCAAGCGTCAATGAATCTTGCTAAAGAAAAAGGTAAATGTGAATATTTTGATAGAACAAAATATTCATTAGGTGAGTTACCAATAGATCATTACAAAGAAGACCTAGACGAAGTATGCTCTACAAAATTAAAAATGAAGTGGGAAAAACTGAGAAAAGAAATTGCTGAACACGGAATGAGAAACTCAACATTGTCAGCACAGATGCCATCAGAAAGTTCTTCTGTTGTTAGTAACGCAACCAATGGAATTGAGCCACCACGTGGATTTTTATCAGTTAAAAAGAGTAAAAAAGGACCATTGAAACAAATTGTTCCTGATTATGGAAAGTTAAAGAACTTTTACACATTACTTTGGGATATGCCAAGCAATGATGGATATATTAAAATTGTGTCAGTTATGCAGAAGTTCTTTGATCAAGCCATATCTGGCAACTGGTCTTACAATCCAACACATTTTGATAACAATGAAGTACCAATGAGTGTAATTTTTAAAGACTTATTGACAACCTATAAGTTGGGTTGGAAAACGTCATATTACCAAAATACATACGATTTTAAAACAGATGCTTCTGTAGAAGTTGAAGTACAGCCAATACAAAATGCGGCACAGGACTTAGATCCAGAAAATCCAGTAGTAGAAACCCAACCTAAAAAAGTAACAAGTAGCGAAGATCTTACAGCAGAAGATTCTTCTTGCGAAGCTTGTGAAATTTAAGTATAATAATAAGTAGTAACATGAAAACAGTATTCAACAGAGACGATATCGATTTCACTAAAGAGCCAATGTTCTTTGGTGCGGACCAAAATGTGCAAAGGTATGATGTATTCAAATACCCACAGTTTGATAAATTAAATCAAACAATGCTGGGTTACTTCTGGAGACCAGAAGAAGTTAGTTTGCAAAAAGACAGAGGTGACTATGCCAACTTCCGTCCGGAACAAAAACATATATTCACAGCAAACTTAAAATATCAAACACTATTAGATAGTGTACAAGGTAGAGGACCAAGTTTGGCTTTTTTACCTTATGTTTCAAATCCTGAATTAGAAGGTTGTATTATTACTTGGGATTTCTTTGAAACAATCCATTCAAGATCTTATACACACATTATGAAAAATGTGTATCCAGATCCAAGTGAAGTGTTTGATACTATTCTTGATGATAAAGAAATTTTAAAAAGAGCAGTATCAGTTACAAAACACTACGACTTGTTTAGTACGATGGCTACAGATTTAATATACAAGAAAAAAGGTACAATGTATGATGTTAAAAAACAATTATATATGGCAGTACAAAATGTTAATCTTTTAGAAGGTTTACGATTTTATGTTTCGTTTGCTTGTACATTCGCATTTGGTGAACTTAAACTTATGGAAGGTTCAGCAAAAATAATTTCATTGATTGCTAGAGACGAGTCTCAGCATCTAGCACTTACAACACACATCATTAAAAATTGGCAACAAGGTGATGACAAAGACTTTGTTAAGATTGCAAAAGAATGCAAAGATGATGTTATCCAGATGTATAAAGATTGTGTTGACGAAGAAAAAGCATGGGCGAAGCATTTAATGAAAGATGGAACACTAATTGGTCTTAACGAAAAACTACTTCACAGATATGTTGAATTTATTGCTAACAAAAGATTGAAAGCAATAGGATTTGATCCAATATTTGAGCAACCAGTAACTCAAAACCCATTACCATGGACACAGCATTGGTTGTCAAGTTCAGGGTTACAAGTAGCACCTCAAGAAACTGAAGTTGAAAGTTATATCATTGGTGGAGTAAAACAAGACGTAAACGATAAAACATTTGAAGGATTTAAACTATGATCGTAAACAAATATAAAAAAGATGATATCATAACATTAAAACTTGTATCGAGTGAAGAAGTTATTACTAAAGTGGTTGAAGCTAGTGAAGATTCATTTACAGTTTCAAAACCATTGATGCTAATTCATACACCAAAAGGTGTTGCTATGAGTCAGTTCTTAATGATGCAGGACATTGATGATACAATAGTATTACCGATGAGCCAAATAGTTGCAGTTACAAAAGCAAATTCAGTAGCATCATCACAGTACTCTCAAACAATTTCAAGTATTAAAGTACCAACACCTGAAGAGAAATCATCCATTATTCAAAGTTAGAAATTACTATTAAATAACAGTACATGGATACTGTTGACAATAAATTTTTTTGCTTTTACCCTTTCCGTTCAGTGGATGTTACGGCCGATTCAACCATAACTCCTTGCTGTACGTTTGATATAGATGCAGATAGTGGATGTGGTCCTAGGCCAAAAGTTGATGCCAACAATTCATTGAGTGACATTTTTAATGATAGTCACTACATGAAAACATTTAGAAAAAAAATGTTAAACAACGAAGAAGTTGCAGGCTGTTGGAGATGTTATAAAAAAGATCAACATGGTGTAAGATCGTTACGTACCAAATCAGCGAATCAATTAACACAAACAACTGAAATAAATTTAGAGTTTCTAGAGATTGAATCAGGAAGATTTTGTAATCTTAAATGTAGATCTTGTAGTCCATGGGTATCAAGTGGATTTCATAATGAAATCAAATCTTCATCGGATATGCAAGAGCACTGGGGACTTGAACCAGATGACACACTACTTGATCCTAGGAATCAATTAAACAAAGCAATACAACACATCAGCAAAGAACAATCAGCGGAAATAAAAAAACTTAAGGTAACTGGCGGTGAGCCAATGTTAAGTGAATATTTTTTAAATTATGTACAGAATTTAAGTGAATGGGGATTTTCAAAAAACATTCATCTTGAAGTTTTCACTAATTCTAGCTTCTTACCAAAACAAAAATTTTTAGATGCTTTGAAAACATTTAAAACAGTTGAGTTAGTTATGAGCATTGATGCTATAGGTGAGAAGTGTTCTTTTTTAAGATCAGGAACTGACTGGCAAACAATGGAGAAGGTCGTAAAATACTGGCACAGTTTTAGTCAGCAAAACAAAAATGTAGATTTAGCAGTAAGTACTACACTTTCCATATTCAATGTTTTATATCTCAAAGAATTAGTTGATTGGTTACAGCAAAATATCAAAGTTAATTTTCCAAGTATATCATACGTGAAAAGTCCAAAGTTTATGAGTATATCTAGTTTGAGTACGGTGGTTAGGAAAGATATAGCAAAAGCATTAAAAGATGCTTGGAATGTAGATACAATAAAAAATACAAGAGTGAAACAAATGATTACTGAAATTATACTTTTTGTAGAAAACAATCCATACCAGCATACAGAAAAAGCCAAGTTCATGGAAAAAAATAAAATGTTTGATACAGTTAGAAATGAAAACTGGAAACTTATATTTCCGGAATTACATACTTTATTCTGTAAGCATTTAATTCCACATAAATAACATTATGAAAGCAGTATGTAGATTAACTGACACGTGTACAGGACATGGTTGTTGGCCATCAAGAGCTAACAATAGTGCTAGTCCTAGTGTTCACGTAGACAATTTACCAGTACACAGACAAAGTGATACTTGGGAAACCCATTGTTGTGCAGGTGTATGTCATGACAGTTTTTTATCGTCAGGTTCTGGTAGTGTGTATGTTGAAAATAGACAAATAGGTAGAGTTACTGATCCAATTGCTTGTGGATCAACGGTCCAAACAGGATCAGAAACAGTTTTTGCAGGAGACTAATAAATGGCAACAGGTAAAACAATAACAGGTGCATATCTAGATAGTTTAAATTTTCCAAATACTATTATACCATCATCTAGCTCAATCAGTGATGTACAAAAATCTTTATTAAACAGTGGTGCATTAAATATTATTAGGCACACAGACCCATGGGGAAGAAGTTGCTCAGCTTATGCTGGATTCAAAAACCCACATGAAGATCAATTAAAAGACATAGCAGGAAAAGTTTCAGAACAACAGGCACAACTTCCTCATAATTGGGACAATGCAGATTGGAATCTAAGAGCAGAAGTGCCAGGATCAGTATTGGGTGACGGACAAACATCTAGAAAATTAACTGACACAGAAATAAAAGATATTAACTATGTCAATGGTGCTTTAAAAGATATCACTTATTTGAGTAATAGACAAAGTGGTATGTGTATTGATGAATTGGCCGCCGGAGCGTCACCATGGTCAACTTTAGGAAACACAGGATTATATGGTAGTGATGTTGGAATACCAACTTCGCCAAGTTCACCAGGAGGTATTGTTGTTCCTGGTCTAGCAAATTATTTGAGTATAGCTAGATCTGTAAACTCTTTATCAACAGCATTAGCCAATGTGCCAAATGTATCTTCAGGCCCTTGTGCATTCATTGAAGACATAATGGGAGCATTGATGAAAGCAGGATCAATACTCGCTGAAATATGGGACAAGATCAAAGGAATAGTTGGTGTACTTGCAATGGCATTAGCAATAGTTGGTTTGGCAAAACTGTTAATTGACATAATCAAAAATGACTTGAAGTATCTTGGACAATTTTTAGAACTTTTAAAAATGGCCGCCCTAGCAGGATTACTTGAAGGTTTGATGTCTGATCCATGCATGGCTTACTTAATTAATTCAGCTATTGCTACAACACAGACTATTTCCAATCTTAAATCCATTCCTATCTAAATTTTTCTTGTATTTTTCTAAATTCCGTGTATAATATATTCACAATGTTGAAGTTGTTGAAATAGATTATATGGACGTCGGGGCAGTACCGACCACCTCCACCATTAAGTTAAACAGTTTTATGGGGGTGAAATAGGATCGACAGTAATTAAAAGAGCAATGGAGTTGTCCGGATGTAAGCTCGGTTAATGCGAACACATTTACAAATGCAGATGAAAATCTAGCACTTGCGGCCTAATTAGTTAGGCTAACGGGGTTGGCAACTGACCTGGCAACAGAATAGTTGCACTT